ATGTCCGCGCGCATTTTCAGCCCAGCCAAAACCGCGATGCAGTCCGGCAAGGCCAAGACCGGCCAGTGGGTGCTGGAATTCGACCCCGAGATGCGCAAGAAGATCGATCCCTTGATGGGCTATACGACGTCGGGAGACATGAGAAGCGAGATCAGGCTGACCTTCGAGACGCGCGAAGAGGCCGTGGCTTACGCCGAAAAGGAAGGCCTTGCCTTCCGTGTCGAGGAGCCCAAAGAGACCAAGCGCCGCCAGATTTCCTATGCGGAGAATTTCCGCTATGACCGCAGGACGCCCTGGACGCATTGAACGGCGCCAGCGCCAGATATCCAGCCGGCCCCTTTGGCCGGCCAGTGGTCCCGTAGCTCAGCTGGATAGAGCACCGGCCTTCTAAGCCGATGGTCACAGGTTCGAATCCTGTCGGGATCGCCAACAATTTCAAGTAGTTAGATACCATATTCAGAGCCGAAAACCAGCCGGAATAGGCCGTTTTACAAACCGTTTTACAGTTTTCGTTCCTCATGGGTTCCGTTCCATGCGCAAAATCACCGCATCGCTGGCGTCCTGATCGTCGGCCAGGTAGTGCTTTTCCAGCACGGATTTGATCTCGGAAATCGAGTGACCGGATATCTTCGCGATGTTCTCGACGCTCGATCCCTCCCGCGCCCGCTCGGTGATGAATGTTCCCCGCAGATCGTGGAATGTCACTGCCCCGATCTTGAGCCGCGAGCACTCCTTCCCCCACGACGTCTTGAAGCCATCCTTGGTCCAAGGCCGCTTCCGCGAATTCAGCAGGATGCGCAGCTTATCCTTGTCCAGAGGGTCGAGCATTGCCTTGAGCGTCGAGTGGACACGAACCTTGAGTCGCTTGCCGCCCTTTGACTGGCGGAACTGGAGATAGATCCCGTCGTAATCCTTCCATGACAGGACCAATAGGTCGCCTTGGCGCTGGCCGGTATGCAATGCCATTTCGAAGGCAAGCAGGAGGTGAGCGGGCGCGCCGGCACGGAAAGCCTTGATCTGCTCCTGTGACCATACCGATTCGCGCCGTGAGCCGTTGTACAGCCGTTCGATGCCCGTGCAGGGGTTCTTGTCGATCAGTTCGTCGGCGACGGCGTAGGAAAACACCTTGGACAGCGAGAACAACAGCTTGTCGGCTTTGCGCGGGTTGGCAGCGAAGCTTCGGTGCCATTTTCTGATTTCGGCCTTCATACCCTTTTGCTGGGTCAGCCTGACCGGCAGCTTAGGCCATTTCTCCTTGATGAGCCGAAAGGCATAGAGGTGGTCCGTCTGTGTCGTATCGGCCAGCGCCAGGAAATCAGGGTTGCGCTTTTCCTCCGGGCCGGTGAACCGATCAATCAGCGTCTCAAGGGTCTCGACAATCTTGGGTGTCGCCAGGGCCTTGAGCTTGGCGTATTCCAGCGCGAAAGCTTCAGTGTGCGGTTTTGCCTCAATCTTCGGGCCGCCGCGCCATGCGTAGTGGTAGACGCGCGTCGATCCGTCGGCCAGCTTGCGCTTGACCTTATGGATGCCCTTAAGCGCCACCAGCACCGCTCCTGTCTCTCCACGCTAGATATTCGTCCAGCGTATCAAAGGCTTCGGGCGAAACGTCATCGTCAACCGCCTTCGGCGCCTGTGCGATACTAGCGGGGATAAGGCGGAAAACCGCCGACCCAATCTTGACTTCGACAATTCCGCGCTCCGCCTCGGCCGCGCGAAGCAATGTTTGAGCCTGGCGTTGCGAAAGAGCCAGCGCCCGCGTCATCTTTTCCTCCGCTCAACGCCGTCTCGGGTCGCCGCGAAGCCGCGCGACCGGATCGGAGCTTTCGATTTCGGATAGACGCCAAGATGCTTGGCGCGGACGCGATCGGCCTTTTCCCGCAAAGCGTTTTCGTCGGCGGACTTGGCTCTGTGCGGATCAACCAGGGCGGGGCGTAGGTTGCTCTCCCGGTTCTCGCCGCCCAACGACAGAGGCTTGATGTGCTCGAGCTCCCATTTCTCGCCAGCGCCGATGGCCCGCTGGCTGATATGGCAGATGCCGTTGGCGCGAAGGAAGATGCGGGCGCGCACGGTCGGCGGCGGCACGGAATCCGGCGTCTTGCCGATCCATTCCTTGACGCTGCGGCCGCCATTCGGGTCATCGATCATTGGCATCATCGATCCTTCCGCTGCCGGCGTCATGCGGCCTCGCTTTTCGCTGTCGCGCCGCGCTCGACGCCAAGAAGGTCATCGAGAAAGTCGAGAACGGCTTGCTTGCTCTCCTGGAATGCCTTGGCTCCCATCGCCGGCACTGACTGGCTCTTGGCCGTCCAGATGCGCACCACGTTCTCGCGTGCCTCGATGATGGCGTAGTCGTCGAGCGGGCGGATGGTGCGAACCAGATCCAGTGCGGCGGCTTTCGACGCGCACACATATTCGCGCTCGTCGCGGTAGCCTTTGCGGATCAGGGCCTTCTTTCGGAGGTGGTCGGCCGTCGGATAGATTTCGATCAGTTGGTCGGGGAGATTCTGCCAAGCCGCATGGACGCAGGCGAAATAATGCCGGTGCGAATTGGCGGAACGGTCGTGATGCTCGACGATCCGGTAGACCTCGCCGACGACGAAAGCCTTATCGGCGCGCTCTGCCCAAAACTGCGAGACAGGCACCATAGCCTCGCCGTCCCAGCGCATAGTGATCGGTGCATCGGTCATATAGTCGTTCCTTTGAGAAGTTTCCGGCGCGGTACAGGGACACAGCCGCGCCGGATCGCTGGAGGTCAGCCAGCGGAAACGGGGTGTTGTGCGAGCTCGCGGCGGGCAGTGGCGTGGTCGATCTCGACCGGCGCGCGGCTTGCCTTTTCGATGGCCTTCTTCAGTTCGAGGGCATCCCCGGGATGCTTCGCCCAAAAGAGCTGGAGGCCGGCGCGGTTGGCGCTGTTCCACTTGATGACCGTCTGATGATCGCTCTCGCGGATGAAAGCCAAGCAACGGTCCATGAACTCGCCAGCTGGTACATTCTCCAGAGCCCAGCCGTCGCCCCATGACATCGTGATGGCGTCATTGCCGGCAACAAGCCTCAGCCGGTTTTCTTCCTGCTCATGGGCGACGATTTCAGACGCCGCCATATCCATGACCTTGGCGCGGTCCATCTCTGCCTCGTCATAAAGCCCCGAGAACTGCTCCGGCCAGCCGGCACGAAGCGCCTGCATCTCTGCACACTTGGCGATCATAAGGCGCGGCATCCGGCACCAGTTGCCGGAATTGTCCAAGACCTCGTGGACTTCGCCGCGCGCCACTTTTTTCTTTTTCGGCTTGCCGGTATCGGGCCACGTCTCGCCGGTGTCGACCCAATCGTAGCCACCCTCGGCATCGGTTTTGATCGGGGCGAATTCATCCCAATAGGCCTGACCAGCGACCTTGAACCATGCCGCCGTCTTGGGGTCTTGCTTTCGCAAATAGACCGTTGTCGACACGATGCCGAGCGGATTGGTCGGACCCTTCAAAGCAGGATCGTATTCATAGGCCGCCGGCTCTTCGGCGGGCCGATAGTCGCCGCAGCGCTGCGCAATGACGCGTTGGCCGTCGCGTGAAATGATGATAGTCATCTTGCGCTTGTTGGCGTCGCCCTTCGAAAAGATCATCGGGATGATCTGGCCAAGGAATGGGTCAAGACCCTTCGCACGCGCTACCTCGACGAACAGATTGAATTCGTCGTTGTTGCAGCCCTTGGCAACCGTCTTCTGGATTAGAGCCAGCTGGCGCGGCGAATGAGTGTATGTCGTGATCGCGTTCATCATTTCCTCCGGATGGATAGTGAGACTGAGCCGTTGTCGAGCGCGGCGCCTGGCACCTTGCGCCCTGTTGCCAGCGCGGCGGCGAGCGCGCGCTTGTTGAGCTTCGGAGCTGGCCGCTCCTGCTCCACGAAGAATTCAGACGGAATATCCGCCTCATTCTCGACGATCAGTGCCGGCTTGCGCTTGGATATGAAAACTGTCGCCGTTGGCAGCGGGATATTGATCTGCTCCGCCGCGATCATCGCCTGCTCGATCGCCGCGCGAAGAGTTTCAGCGCGCGCCTCGATTGCCTTTCGGCGACCTGCGAAGGCCTCTTCTTTGGCTTTCAACCCGATCACCATGACATCGAGATTATCGATCTGGTCTATCGCCGCCGCGATGGTCTCGTGCAGTGAGGTTTGGCCTTCGATGATGTCGGCGGCCAGGTCTGTATCACCGCTGTGACCCTGTTCGCGGAGCTGGAGGAGCAGCCTCTTTGCCGCCTCAGCCTCGATTCTCAACCCTCTGGAAACGTCGACGTTCATGCCGCCACCTTCCTCTCCTGTTCGATTTCATCGGCGATGCGGCCGCACCGCGCGGCTTCGGCCAGCAAGCGCTTGGCCTCCTCGTACTCGCCTGCATTAAGGCAGACGTGCATCCACCTGCGGGCCGTGAGCATGTTGTGGCGGTATTCTCCCGGGGTTGTCGGTAAGGGATCATGGCAGCACCAGATCGAGCCGACCGGCGACAATGCAGACCGAGCAGATGACGAGGCAAGCGATCCAAGGGTTATGGACCAGCCAGTCGCAGGCGGCATTCATCAGCAGGCCTCCCCGGAACGGTCTTCGAAGTCGAAGAAGGTAACGGCGACTGGCGTAGCTTTCGGGCGCCGGGCTTCGATCAGGCCAATGAGCTTGTCCAGGCGGGCACTCGGAAGCTTGAGGACGAACGTGCCGAAGTCATCATTGAAGCGCCGCCAATCCGATCCACAATTGGCGCCGGGATTGATGACGCCCGCCTGCTCGAGATCGGACAGGTCGAGATTGTGGACGATGGAAAACACATCGCGGAAGCTGAGCGCGTTCATCACAGCGCCTCGTCCGTCTCGGGGTCGACCTCGAGCAAATCGAGATCGGCGGCGGGTATGCCGCGCTTCAACTGGTCAAGAGTCAGCTGGCCGACGCGGTAGTACCGGCCGCCAGCGGCGACGGTATATTCCGGGCCGAGAATGCCGCCGAAAATCTTGGTGACAATGCGGAAGTCCGCGCTTTCGGCGATGGCTTGGCGAAGGTGGGCGTTCATTGCCGTTCCTCATCTGGTGTTGATGAGAAATTATGGAAAACTCATAATCACGTCAAGAGGAATTATGGAAAAATCATAACTATTTCATAGCGCCGGTGTGCGGGAGCCGAATCGCACGCAACAGAAAAAACGCCGTCGATCGGGCGGCGATGGGAATGATAGGCCCTAGGGATTATCCTTCTTCGATATTTTCTGAGTGCTTTGGCAATCCCTGAACTAGCCCAAACCGCTGGCTGTAAATCTCTACCGCCTTTTCGAGGACAATTGACGCGCAGATTGCCAAAAATGCATGGTTCGTAGCTCGAAGGGTTTCTATCCCTCCGAGTGTTGCCCCGGAAAGCAGCCTAGCCTGCGACGGGGAGTCCGGGGCATTGACGACCTCAAGCAGATATTCCGATGGGTTGACATAAAAACTGCGTGGCGCTGGCATTCGTGCAGCTTCGAACTGTGTCACCGATGTCTTAATCCGCGCATCCTTTTCGAAGGCGAAAAAAAATAGTGCATAGCGGACAAAAGAAAGAAAACCATAAAAGGCTTGGAATGTATAGGCGCCGACTAGAAAGACGCCGCCCATGGCTACAGCTGTGATTTTGTCCCAGCCAAAAAAGGCTGCCAACAAGTAGGCGACGACTGCATCAGTGATAAAAGCGACACCCACACTGAGCCAATAGGTTCTCCTTGTTGCAGAACTAAAATGAGTCGCCATTCGCCGTCCCCTTATTGGCCTTTTTTGCCGTCGGTTGTTGGGTTCCGTTTCAAGGGCCCAAGCTGTCAGGAAATGCGATCATCAGCAATGCTCCTGAAGGTACTTGTCAGGAGCCTCGTAAGGCCGATACCTGAATGGCTCATTGACACTGCCTCATAGGAAGTCTTTCCTATATCCGTTGACAACGGGCGACAGGAAGCGACCATGAATGCAAGGTATGTCGATCAGTCCTTCATTGCGGGTAAGGAGGCCGACGGTCCGCGCCAAGCCAACAGCACCAACCACGCCATAAACCTGCGTTCCGAAAGGGCGATCCGAAAACCGGTGAGTGGGAGGACGCGTTGATCGATGCATTCGGCGCTCTGCGGGACCAAGTTCGCGAGATACAACGGTTTTAGCCGGTGTCGAGGGTGGGGCGATGATTAAGGTTGAGGCAAGGCGTAAAGCCACGAACGAAGAAACGCTAACCCGGTTGCGCGGATTGGCAGACACAATGTCGCTGTGGGAAATGCGTCAGATCGTTGATCGAGACGCTACTTTGAAGCTGATTTTGCTTTTGCCGGAGGCTGTGCTTGATCAGGCTCTTGCTGTTGGAAGGGCTTTGCAAGATTGCGCAGAATCTCGGCGTAGTTCGCTTGCAGATCGGGAGGGAGGCTATCGAAAGTCGTGAGCAGCTCCCGGTACTTCGATGCCAGGTCGACCATCGGTCCGGTGCCTCGCATTAGCCACTCGAACCTGACCTTGAACTTCTTGGCGTAGATCTCGCCCTTGTCGGCTCGGAAGCCAGAGCTGCCATTTTCGTGGCCGGAATAGGTGCCGTACGGCACGCCGACAGCCTCGGCCGCCTCGACCGCGGTATCATATCCGGCCTGCTTGCGTGCGGCCGCCAATCGCTCGTGCAATTCCATCCTCTGAGTTTGCCAGAAATAATTATGAAAAACTCATTGACTTGATTCTATGAGTTTTCCATAATCCGGCTATGGAACAGTCAATAGACGTGCGGGCGATCCGCGCCAAACTGGGTCTCACGCAAGCGCAACTTGGCGATGCTGTAGGCGTCGACCAAAGCACCGTTTCCAATTGGGAAAACGGGATACCGCCGCGCGGGCCTGCCCGGAAGCTTCTCCAGTCACTAGCTGCAAACGCATCGGAGCGCGCGGCATGACCGACATCACCGAAACCAGCCAGACAGTTGCCGCCGGCCAGCTGCGCGCGTTCGTCGATCGTATTCTCCGCTTGAAGGAAGAGCAGGACACGATCGGCGACGATATCAAGGAAGTCTATGCCGAGCTGAAGGGCTGCGGGTTCGACCGAACCGCCGTTGGCTCGCTGGTGGCCGAGCTTCGCAAGAAGGCCAAGACAGGCATCCAGGAGTTTGAGGAGCGCAACAGCATCCTCGATCTCTATCGCCTCGCTTATGAGGACGCCTGCAAGCCTCAGGCGCATGCCCGTGCGCGTACACGAGAAAACATTGAAGAATTTCCGGCCGACAAGCGCGCCGACGGTGGCGCCAAGATCGCTGCGAAGCATCAAAGCACCGCGACCGAGCTTCCGCCGCACGACGCCGAAACCGGCGAGATCATCGAACAGAATTCGTCCGATCTGACCTCCTCCCCAGAAAAGACGAATACGGCCGGGGCGGAACCTCCTCCCTCCGCTCCGGCCACCAATTCCGAGATTCCTGACCACGCCACTTCGGGGGCTGCTGACGGCCAGCCCAGCAAACCAAGCTCGGAAGCTGCTCGCGCAAAAAGTGACGGTCCTCAGAAGACCGTCATTGGTCAGGAAGGGCCTGTACGGGGCCATTCCGAGCAAGCCGTCACCAATTCGGATGCCGACATTCCGGCATTCCTCAAAAAGGCACCATCGCCGGCGCCAAATCCCGATTGCCAGAAACCGCAATCGTGCCGCTGGTCGCATAGCCAAGCCTCCTGCGCCAAGTGCGCCAACGACGCCGCCATCGCACGGCAGCGGGGGAGGGCAGCATGACCTGCCTTGCCATCTTTCTCTACGCAGCGGGTTCATTGCTTGCGGTCCAGTACAGCCATGAGATCGGCGAGGGACGGTTGTCCATTGGCACCGTCGCGCTTGCCTTGTTCTGGCCTGTCACGATCCCCTTTGTTTGGTGCTGGGGCATCGTTGAGACCGTTATCGAAGCGGTGCGGTCATGAGCGCGTCTTTCGTCATAACCTGCACCTGTGATGGCACCTGGACCGGTCGCGATCACCAAACCGGGGCCTCCGCTACCGGTGCCACTCGTTCCAACGCTGAGGCGGAGTTGCGCCGCCTCATCGCCATGGCGAGGGAGGCAGCATGATTATCGTTCGCCCCCCTCGTTCCTACCCGCGCGTGCAGTTCTTCCAGGAGCCTACGCGCGGCCTGACCAATCGTTTCGAACTCACTGTTTGTATCGTGTCTGTGGGGCCTTTCCATGTTGTTCGATCCTCTCTGGAGCCGCCACCAGGCGGGCTCTCCGCTCTTCCGCGAAGTCGACCCGATGTCGACGCCCCGGCTGGCTGGACTTCAATCCAGCATGGGGCGCCACAGAATGTCTTCGACCTTCGACCACAAAACTTTGCGGCTCGACATGGACGGCTTTTGCCGGTTCGCGCGGCGGGCTTTTCCCACATCGACCGCAGCACATCTCGCCAGCGTCGTCGGCGCCACGATGTCGACGGCAGAGAAATGGCTCAGCGGCCACACACGACCGTCCGGCGAGCATCTTGCGGCGATGATCTCAGCCTTCGGCCCCGCCTTTCTTGCCGAAGCAGTTCCATCAACCCGCCAGTGGGCCGCGCCGATCATCGAACGCGCCAGACTGGCTGAAATCTCACGGCAGCTTTCCGAGATCCTGGAGGCTGCGGAATGATCTGAAGGAGGTCGCAATGCCAGCATTCCAGCACGCCGGGCGAATGACCGACGCCGCTACCGTTGCGAGGGATGCCCTGAACCGAACCGTAGTCGGCATGGCGCATTTCGCGGGCTCAGGGCCGTCCGGCTCATCGTGCAGCGCGTGCGATCATTGGGTCACAAATCGAAACAAGATGATCTGTGACAAGTATCGCCAGCTCACCGGCGACGATCGCAAAGAGGTTCCGTCGGGCACGCCTTGCTGCCGGTATTTTGTCGCGAGGCCGAAGTGACCGGCTACACCCAATCTGAAATCGACAGCATTGCCGTTTGGCTGAGGGAAGGGGATTCCGCGTCCAAGGCCGCCGGCAAGCTGTCAGCCATGCGGGGCCGAGCGGTCTCGCGCAATGCCATCATCGGAATTGTTCATCGCAACAAGACGCTGAGCGGCATTGGCTTTGCAAACGCCACAAAAGGGCGCGCCCGGCCACGTAAGCAAGGCTTGGCCCCAGCCGAAGTTCGGCCGAGGCCTGATCCCAAACCGAAGGCCAAGCCTACTCGCGGGTCGACTAAGCATCCCGCGCCGTACCAGCTCCCCGGCAGATTGTTCATCGCGGCGATCGAGGAGATCGACAGGGAGGGCGAAGCGTTCCGGCACAAGTCGCCGGCGACCGGCAGGGCTCCGAAGGTCCGGCAGGCTCATTTCGCCGCCATGCGCTTTGTCGATTGCTTGCCCGACAGGTGCCGCGCGCCGCTTAGTTCTGACCTGGAGGAGAAGCCCGGTCCCGACATGCTCTGTTGCGGCTTCCTGGTGGAATTGGGCAAGCCGTACTGTGCCTACCACGAAGTGCGGCTGACGAACCGCGAGCACGATTTCATAGCGGAGGCGGCATGATCTCCGCCGGGCAGCCCATCACCTATGACGTGAAGCTTTCGACGGTGCGCGCGCTCATCGCCGGTAAGCAGGATTGGCTTTCCAGGTTCGCGTCTGGGAAGGCCAAACGGCCTGATCACGAGATCGACCAGAAGCGAACGGAACTCCTCGTGCTGGGGACCATTGCTGAAGACTATGAGCGCGCGGTTGAGGTCACGAAGGCGAGGGCCGCGCAATGACGGTCCGTTTCTACGTTGGCCTTCATCAGCCGGCCGATGCGCAGCACTTTGATTTTTGCTGCATCAGCATCAACCGTGTTCGAGGCCGGAAGGCGCCTGTGCCCGGCAGAGTGCTGATCGACAGCGGCGCATTCACCGAACTGAATCTGTATGGCGGCTACCGGCACGGCGTTGAGGAATATGCAGCCGAGCTCTATCGGCTCTACACCCAAGGTGTCATCAACATCGTCGCAGCGGTTGCCCAGGACTATATGTGCGAGCCGTTCATGCTCGCCAAGACCGGGCTGGCGGTCGGTGATCATCAGCGCTTGACCATCGAGCGCTACGACGCGCTCGTAGCCGAACTTGACAACCTTTTTGGTGGCAAGTGCCCGTTTCCTGTCATGCCTGTTCTGCAGGGATATTTGCCTTCCGATTATGTGCGGCATACCCGGATGTATGGCAACCGACTTAAGCCGGGCATGTGGGTTGGCGTCGGCTCGGTCTGCAAGCGCAATGGCAACCCAAAAGCGATTGTGAACGTGCTTTCAGCGGTCCATTCGGCGTTGCCTGGTCTGTTGCTGCACGGCTTCGGTGTAAAGCAGACTTCACTACAGCACCCTGGCGTCCGTTGCCTTCTCCATAGCGCGGATAGCATGGCTTGGTCCTTTGCAGCTCGGAAGCAAGGCAGGGACGGCAACTGTTGGCGCGAGGCGAAGGCCTTCGCGGACAGCATTGGTGCATCGGCCGCCAAGGTAGGCGAATGGTGGCAAACGGTGCTGCCTCTTTGGAGGCTCGCGCCGTGAAAACCTCCTGCCCACACTGCCACGGCGTTTTCGAAGACGGCCGCGCCGGCGCCGCCTATCTCCGCGATGAACAGGCGCTTGCTGCCATCGTCATGTGGGGCTCGGGCCAGCTCGACACCGCCGACATCGCCAAGGCGCTGCAATGCCGCGAGGATGCCGTCTATCGCACCCTGCAGATAGCCAAGGACGGCGCACGCTCCGACCGGAGGGCTGGGTGAGCAAGAGGCTTCCCTATATGCCGCTCTGGGTCGACGACTACCAGCGCGACACCCGCCACCTCACTACCGAGGAGCATGGCGCCTACCTGCTCCTGCTCATGGCCGCGTGGGCATCGCCGACCAATTCCTTGCCCGACGACGATGACATGTTGGCGCGTGTCGCCGGCGTCTCTCTCGCCCGCTGGCGCAAGATGAAAGCCATTGTCATGGCCTTCTGGAGCCTCGACGGCCGGAGCAAAAGGTGGGCGCAAAAACGCCTCAAGAAAGAGAGGCGATTGGCGGTCGATAGAAAGGCGAAAGCGAGCAATGCCGCCGCAAGCCGTTGGAAAGACAAGAAAAAGGATGATGCTCAAGCGATGCTCGGGCAATGCCATCCTTCCATAACCATCAAAGAAAAACCTAACGGTTTTTCACAGCGCGCAGGCGCGCCGAAAAAATCCCGCAAACAGAAAATCGAGGAGGCTTTCGCCGATGCATGACCTCGTGGCCAAAAATGACTTCGACAGGCTGCCGGAGAAGTACCGCGACCGTGCCCGGGCGATCAAAGCCCGCGTTGCCGAGATCGACGGGCTGATGTTGCCCTGCCAACCGCAGGACGTTCGCGCCGCCGTGGTCCGCATGGCCGGGCAGTTCCGAGACCAGCCGGATATCGATCATGCCGACATGGCCGGGGAATTCCTTGCCGCATGTCGCGACCTGCCGCCATGGGCAGTCTCCGAAGCAGCCAGCGACTTTCTTGCCGGCCGCGTCGACAATCACACCGGCCAGTTCATGCCGACATGCGCCGAGTTCGCCAAGCGGGCGAGGGCGATCATGATGCCATTCCTGTCAGAGCGGGCCGCGCTGCGCACCGAAGCCTCGAAGCTGATCGAGCGCGCGGCCGATGATCACAAGCGCCACCTGATCGAGATGGAACGGCAGGACCCGGCTGTACGCAAGCGTGTCGCCAGCTTGGCCGAGGCTGTCACCGCCGGCGCGCCGAAGGGTCAAGTCTTGCCGCATCTTGGGCTCAATGAAGTCGAGCAACGGCGCCTCGACGCTCTCAAGCGTCCGCGTCCGGAAATCTCGAAGCTCGAGCAAACCAAAATCGTGAAAGGTCGGTCATGAGCAATTCAGCAAACTGGTTCATCGCCAGGATCGGCATGGGCGGTGCGAAAGCCGCCAAGGATCGCATCGGAACGCCGGAAGAGCGGAAAGGCGAGATCGTTGCCGAACGATCGATCCGCGACGCTGGTTTCGAGTGCTACTATCCTCGCATGCGCAAGGAGATCATCCACCACCGGACCAACGTGCGCATCGTTCGCCGCTTCCCTTTGTTCACCGGCTACATCTTCGTTGCCCTGCCGTCGGCAAACGGAGAGTATCTGAAGGATTGCGACGGGCTCGGCCGCCTCCTGAGCTACGAAGGCGAGTTCGGCAAGCCTTGGCAAGTTCCGACCGGCGCGGTCGAGGGCTATATGCGCGCCGAAGCCGAGCTCGAGTTCGACGACACCAAGGAATCACGCATCAAGCGCAAGCTCGAAGGCAAGACCAGGCGCGAGACGATCGCTATGACCTTCCCCGAAGGGCAGGCTATTCGTGTCAAGCAGGACTGGCAGAACAAGCACATGTTCGCCGGCTTCCATGGCGAGGTGGTCAACGTGACTGGACGCGGCACCGTCAAAAGCATGATCGAACTGTTTGGCCGGCTGGTGGCTGCTGAATTCGAAGCCGACGATCTCGAGCCATATCCGTCCCGCGCGGCGTGACCTCGTCTAGGCTATCCGCCCGCGTGGTCGTTGCCACCGTGCGCGGCGATGAACATAGCGACAGCCGACCGGCAATAGGATTCGATTTCGTTGTCGTCCTCTGCTCTCTCCTCATCGAAGCGTGCGATAGTCAGGAGATCGCATCCTTTGAAAAGCGCGGCAAACAGGCGGGCGGACCGGGGAGGATCGGGCACATTCAGAACCGCCTTCGCGTGCAACTGACGCAACAGGGCCTCGATCTGGGTGATGACATAGGCGGGGCCGGCTTCGTAATGGAGCCTGCCTAACGACTTTTGGTTCGTCTTGTCGGCCATGATCATGGCCTCGACACTGCGGACGTCCGGGCTCAACAGCGTGCGAAGCAGGGATGATCCCACCGCCATGAGCTGATCCTCGGCCGAACCGTCGACGCCTTCGATAAGAGCCTGTGGTGCAAACCGATGACAGTGGGCCGCAATGGCCGCACCGAACAGCGCCTCCTTGTTCTCGAAGTGCCGATAGATGCTGAGCTTGGATATTTTCGCTCGCTGGGCGACCTTGTCCAATGTCGTCGCTTGAAAACCCAATTCCACAAAGAGTTCGCCTGCGGCGTCGACTATCGTTTGGCCAAGCGCCTCGTTGGCGGGCCGGCCGCGCCGGGCCTGACTGTTTTTTTCGGTCACGACAATTCCAGTCCTTGACAGTATCCTAATTATTGAATAACGATACCATGCAGTATCTTAAATATGCAAGCCAAAGAGTGGATTTTACCCTGTCCCTCAAATCGAGTTTCTCTGGGCCGCTTTCGCGCCAGGCCCAGCCCATCCACTCCATCCGCAACACGGAGCCCATCACCATGGATGACGTCATCATCATCGGCGGCAGCTTTGCCGGCCTCGCCGCCGCCCTGCAGCTGGGCCGTGCCCGCCGCAAGGTCACCGTTCTCGATACCGGCCTGCCGCGCAATCGCTTCGCCGGCCACTCGCATGGTTTGCTTGGCCACGATCACAAGCCGCCGCTGGACATCCTGGCCGAGGCGCGACAGCAGCTGGCGCGCTATCCCACGATCACGCTGGTCAGTGCCCGGGCCGACAGCATCTCCGGCGCCATCGACAATTTCTCCGTCCGCACTGGCGATGGCGAAAACCTCGGCGCACGCCGCCTGATCCTGAGCTATGGCATCGTCGACCAGATGCCTGATATTCCGGGCTTTGCCGAAGGCTGGGGCTCGGCCATCGTGCCCTGTCCCTATTGTGACGGCTTTGAAGTCGCAGGCCAGCATTGGGGCCTCGTCTGGTCAGGCCGGCAGTCGCACAATCAGGTCAGGCTGTTCCACGATTGGACCGACAGGTTGACGGTCTTCGCCGATGGTCACGACATTCCGCCCGATATCCGAGCCGATCTGGCGCGTCGCAATGTACCTGTCGTCGAGGGCAGGATCACCGGGATCGCCCATAACGGGCGCCATAGCGCCACCGTCACGCTCGATAGGGGCCCCAATGCCGCGGTCGACATCCTCTTTGCCCATCCGCGCAACAAGCCGTCCGCAAGCCTGCATGAATCACTGGGCCTCGCCACGGTCGATACGCCCCTCGGCGTCGTGCTCAAGGTCGACGAGCGTCGCGAAACCACGATACCCGGCATCTACGCCGCCGGCGACCTCACCAACCCCCTCTTGCCCTCGGTCACCACGGCATCATGGCAAGGCGCGATGGCGGGCATCTTCGCCCAACAGTCGATGCTGGCTTGAGAGCACAGATTGGAGGCCGTCGAACCGGACAGCGCGGGTGTGCGCTTATCCCACCTAAGGCGATTTCCATAGGCTCCGCTTTGGGAACGCAGCGTGAGGTAGTGGGTCAGTTTGAAATTTAAGGCGTCCTATCAGCATGGGGCAGTCGGCATCGGAAACTATTGCGCCATAAGCCCGAGAGATCGGCAGCGTTCTCGGTTTGATTCTGATACGTTCCTTAAGCAAAACAGTTTTTTAACAGCCTGCTATTTAGATTACGTCGCAGTGCGGACTGAGACAGACTTGTCAGGTCCATATTACCCTAATCCGGTGCAAGGGAGTATCCTTGAATGAAGAGCCGATTGCTTTGGGGTCTTGTGTGCGGCGCAGCAGTGGCAACGCTACCCATCGTAAGCTTACCCGCGATCAGTACTGCGTCGGAAATGGTCGTAGTTCCGCTCGACGTGGACGTGTACGACCATCCGGGCGGCGAAGGAAAGCCTCGGAAGAAGAACTTGCAGGCCAACAGCACCGTCACCCTCCTGGTCAAGCGGAAGGACCATTGGTGCCAGGTCGAAGGGGACGCAGTGCCCGGGGGAAAGGGGTGGGTATGGTGCGGCATAGGCGGCGACCAAAAAAATTATGCGCTAATGCCGGCTCGAACGGGAACAATCCCGATTAGCCAAATCCCGGGAGCTACCGGAGAGGTGCTCCCAGCTGGCTCAAGTGGCGGGGGAGGACCAGGAACTCCATAGGATCCCCTTGCAATTCTACCCAAGCAGAAAGATTTTCGCGAGCGGAGCAGGAAGCAATGGAGCAGATCAGACAGTACCTCTTAATCGTGGCAATTTGCGGGTTCGGCGTGACCACTCACCAAGCGCTCGCTGCCCCGGCTGAGGAGCACCATACGCTCACGCTTACCCCAAACTCGGCGTGGGATTCGTGGCAGGACCGACTTTTTCATGATACGCCAGTCATCGGCACTTTTACGGGCCATGGGGTTACCTGCGTTAAGTATAACGCGTTCCCAGGACCCATTCAGGGGAAGGTGGGATTCGGTCAAGGGGAATGGGGCAACGACCCTTGCATGTCGTTCATCGTCGAGCACACGGTGGGATTCGATACAGGGCCATACAAGCAAATCCCCAGCAAACGACTTGATCGGGTCGTCCTGACATATGACGAGGCTCCGTTCGCGTCCTGCGCAGTGTTCGTCGGCTCTCCCTACAGCAATTGTTGGCAGGGCGGGAGCGGTGCGGCGGTCGACAAGCCTACGGGGTGTGTCACGGTCCGTGTCCCCAATATCGATTGGCAGAACCGGGGAGGGCCCAAAGGTTTGATGCCGTTCAACACAAAGCCGGGAACGAACCAGATTCGCCGCGGCGAGTGGGACGTGACAGAAGTCTTCCGGTGGCAGGCTGATTCGGGTATGCCGATCGGCGGGAATCCTGGTTTCGGTTTCACCCTCGGGTCTCCCTTTACATCCACCAAGCAGTTGACCGCCGAGGACAACACTGTGTGTGTGTCGGATGTGAAAAACGTTCGACTGATCGTGGACTACACGACCTTTCCGAACGACGTTTTTGTCCAACCGAAGTAGGCTGCTACCGACCGTGGCGATCGCAAGTCCGTAACGCCGCATATCGCGCGAATTTCGATTTTCCGTAGGATAGGCTTTGGAACGCATCAAGAACATCGCTTGCATTCTGGCGCACAGATGATTTATCATCTGTGGTCAGGTGATTTGGCTGTTCTGTAGCGGACCTCCATCGGAGGGAATACTCGCCGGGCCATAGGGGAGAGCGTCACCGCTCCCCGCCCGAAATCGAATTTCGTCAACTTGTTGGGTCAGCATACAGAGCCTGGTCCCAGATCTGCGTCTCTGTTCCGTCTGCTTTATTCAGCGTCTGGATTTTCGCCATCTTGGAATTGTCTATTGGCGGCTCTGCATTGCCGCCCATATCCGAGATCAACTTGTAAACTTCCTGTGGGCTGTTGTTAACAAGCTGAACCGCATTCCCAATCTGCAATGCGGAATTGGCCTTTCCTTCTTTCAGTGGCTGTCGATTAACCGATGATAGGGGAACTGGCCCGCTAGCCTTGGCGCCGTCGAACCAAACCGGCTTTCCGCCCGGTTGGTTGAGGCTGGTGAACGTTTTGATTTCAGCGTGCACCGCGTCAGCAATCGTTTGTGGCTGATCCATGTAGAAGGGCACGACCAAACCGTCCACACGTGAATTGCCGTGCTCTTTGAGGACGCCAGTGTCTGTCTGTCTGACTCTAACAATCAACTCTGCCTTTACTTCGACCGCCACGCCGTCAAAACGCGTAAGTTTGATCATTTTACTGCCTCCCAATAGTCGACATCATAGGTAGATCACCAATGGCGCTCGTCCACAAGCAGCGTCCGCTTCCTCCTGCTGAATTACTTGAAGCAAACGAGATCAATTTCGCGTCAGCCTGGGACCTAGTCGAATGGGCACTTGGCACCTTCATTGTTGAAGAAGCTTCACTGCGAAACGATGACCACCGCCATCTCAACCATGCGTCCATCGGCGCACTCTGGACGAATGTTCCAAACGGGCGAGCAGGGCGGTCGATCATCGGGCAGGCCGAGAGGGGATTGCCTCCAGCCGGCAAATGGCTCCGCGCTCGGATCGAACGGCAGATCCTCGACTGGTTTGGAGCCGTCCCCGATTTTATCCTGACGTTCGATGCTCATTACGCCAGCCAGTGCAGCGATGCTGAGTTCTGCGCATTGGTGGAGCATGAGCTCTATCACTGCGGACAGGAGCGCGACATGTTCGGCGCCCCGAAGTTCCGCAAGAGCGGACTGCCGGTCTTCGCCATTCGCGGTCATGACGTGGAAGAGTTCGTCGGCGTGGTCAGGCGATATGGTGCTGACGCGGCTGGCGTTCGTGAGATGGTCGACGCGGCAAAGGCTGGGCCAGAAGTTGCAAATGTCAATATCGCCCAGGCCTGTGGCACTTGTCGGCTGCGACTGGCTTAGCTGATTTTGACTCCTGGATTGTCTTTAAGCCACTGGTCCTGTTCGTCCCGTGGCATTTGCGACGTATCCCACCAGGCGCTAGAAGTCCATTCCGCCTCAGTATGTCCGCAATACGGACAATCGACCGGTTCCTTTTCTTTTGCGCCTAGAATCCGCAAATGGTGGTCGGCATATCGGAACGGTTTTTTGCACTCGCTACAGACGATGACGCCATTTTTTGACATTCGGGTATTTCTCCCATTTGTGTTTGACTGGACTTTGACATAGCAAATGGCCAAAGCAAAACTTAATGACGAGGTAAAGACCTTCATTGTTCAAGCCTTGGCCTGTTTCGACAGCCCGTCGACTGTCGCGGCCTCGGTCAAACGGGAATTGGGCATAGACGTCAGCCGCCAGCTGGTGGAAAGCCACGATCCGAATAAGAAAGCGGCCAGCGGCTTGGCGCCAAAGTGGCGCGTGTTGTTCGAGGAAACCCGCAAGGCCTTCCTCGAGGACACGGCCTCAATCGGGATCAGCCATCGCGCCGTTCGTCTCCGTGCACTTCAACGGATGGCCGACAAGGCGGAGACAATGGGCAACATGAGCCTGGCCGCCCAGCTTCACAAACAAGCGGCCGAGGAAGTTGGCAACGCCTACACGAACCGCCGCGAGTTGACGGGAAAGGACGGGAAGGACCTACCGGTACCAGTTTCGCCGGTCACCATCTTCCAGTTGCCCGACAATGGCAGGAGCTGAGCAAGGGCAGGGCGGCCCAACCATCGTTCGTCCACAGGCCGGGCCTCAAACGACCTTTTTGGCCTCGCCGGCCGATATCGCGATCTACGGCGGCGCGGCTGGTGGCGGCAAGACATGGGCGCTGCTTATGGAGCCGCTTCGGCATGTGGCCAACCCTGGCTTTGGCGCGGTGTTCTTTCGCCGCAATCTTACCCAGGTCCGCAACGAAGGCGGCCTGTGGGATGAGAGCGAAAAGCTTTATCCGGGCTTGAATGCTCAGCCGCGATCGGCGCCTGATCTGAGCTGGACGTTCCCGGCCGGTTCGACCGTCTCATTCGCGCACCTCGAGCACGAAAAGACGATCTACAACTGGCAGGGCGCGCAAATCCCGCTGATCTGCTTCGACGAGCTGACACATTTCTCGGCCAAGCAGTTCTGGTACATGCTCAGCCGCAATCGTTCCATGTGCGGCGTGCGGCCATACGTTCGAGCGACCTGCAACCCGGATGCTGATAGCTGGGTTGCCGAGTTCATCTCTTGGTGGATCGATCAGGAGACCGGATTTGCGATTCCGGAGAGGGCCGGCGTCATCCGCTGGTTCATTCGCATCGGCGATACGATCATATGGGCTGACAGCAAGGAAGAGCTTGCCCATCACGTCAACCCGATCGACGGCGAGCCGATCCCGCCGAAGTCAGTCACCTTCATTCCGGCCAAGCTGAGCGACAACGCTTTGCTGATGGCCGCCGACCCCGGCTATCTCGCCAACCTGATGGCGCAGCCGACAGTTGAGAGGGAGCGCCTTCTCGGCGGCAACTGGAAAATCCGGCCGGCTGCCGGGCTGCTGTTCCAACGCGGCTGGTGCGAAGTCGTAGACGCAGTGCCCGCCGGCGTCACATGGATGCGTGGCTGGGACTTGGCCTCGACGCCTAAGGTCGAAGGGAACGACCCTGACGGCACCGCTGGGACCAAGATCGGCAAGCTGCCAGAGGGGCGATACATCGTGGCCCACCATGTAAAGGATTTCCTATCGCCTGCCGGCGTTGAGCGTTTGATCAAGAACACGGCCGATGCCGACGGCATTGCGACCAAAATATCCCTGCCGCAAGACCCTGGACAGGCGGGCAAGTCGCAAGTCACGAACCTAGTCAAACTGCTCATCGGCTTCGATGCAAGGGCGACACCGGAATCCGGCGACAAGGTAACGCGGTTCAGTCCCTTCTCTGCGCAGGCTGAAGCCGGCAATGTTCTGGTCCTGCGGGCGCCATGGAATGAAGCATGGTTCTCAGCGCTCGAAGGCTTTCCCGAAGCATCGCACGATGACGATGCCGATAGCACAAGCCGGGCATTCAACGCCCTGATCGATGCCAGCACCTACACCTTGGCGAATATCTAGGAGCCGGCATGGGCAACATCATTTCGTTCGCCAGGGATAGCCTGACCAATCTCGTATCCCGGATGGGGACCGGCAGGGACAAAGCATCGGCGAGCTATTACGCCTTCACGCCTCTGTCGGACGCCGAACTGTTGGCGGCGTACCGCACTGCATGGTTGCCGAGGAAGATCGTCGACATTCCCGCCTTTGACGCCGTTCGCGCATGGCGTGACTGGCAGGCCGAGGGTGACAAAATCGAGCCGATTGAGGCGGAAGAGAACCGGCTCAACGTGCGGGGCAAAGTATTTGAAGCGAAGGTCAAGGCGCGGCTGTGGGGTGGCGCTGCCATCCACATCGGGACTGGCGACGCTGATCTTGCATCACCGCTTGAGATCGAGCGCATTGGCAAGGGCGGGGTGAAGTACCTCACTGTCCTGTCGAGGCGCCAACTCTCCGCTGGCGAGTTCGATCGCGACCCGGCCTCCGAATTCTACGGTCAGCCGAAATTCTACACGCTCACGGCCGGCACGACGGCCCAGGTGCAGATCCACCCGTCGCGCCTGGTCATCTTCCAGGGCAACACCCAACCGGATATCGATCTGATTGAGGGCCAGTTGTCTTGGGGCGATAGCGTGCTCCAGTCGGTGATGGATGCGATAAAGCAGGCCGACGGCACCGCGGCGAATATCGCGTCTCTCGTATTCGAAGCCAAGATCGACATCATCAAGGTGCCGAACTTCATGGCGAGCTTGGCCAACGAGGATTACAAGGCCAAGATCCTCGAGCGGTACACCCTCGCCAACACTGCCAAGGGTATCAACGGTACGCTGCTCCTCGACAAGGAGGAGGAATACGAGCAGAAATCGGCTTCGTTCGCCACACTGCCTGACGTGCTCGATAGGTTCCTGCAGATTGTCTCCGGCGCCGCCGACATCCCGGCAACGCGCTTGCTGGGCCAAGCCCCTGCCGGAATGAACTCCACCGGTGAATCGGACCTTCGGAACTATTACGACCGCCTCAGCGCAATGCAGCAGGTCGAGATGACGCCAGCCATGCATCGCCTGGATGAAGCGTTGATCAGGTCGGCCCTCGGCTCGCGGCCCGCCGATGTCTACTACGAATGGGCGCCGCTCTGGGGCATGTCGGAGACCGAGAAGGCGACCGTCTTCAAGACTAAGTCGGACGCGGCAAGGGCGTTGGCCGGCGGCAATGGTCAGTCGCCACTGATCCCGATTGATGCTCTAAGCGAGGCGCTGGTCAACGCCTTCGTCGAGGATGGCTCCCTGCCTGGCCTGGAAGCGGCCATTAACGAGTTCGGCACGCTGGCTGAACAAGAGCCGAGCGAGGAAGAGTTGGAGGCTGCTGCTGCGAACCAGAACGCGGCGGGCTTATCAGCCTACTAAGGCGGCGGTCGATCTCAGGACCATTGAGCCCTATCGCGAAGATCGCGCTCCCCCCTGAGGTGTTTGAGGAAGTTAAGGCGGACTAATTCGGTTTGCTCATGGAGTACACGTTCACGGTATCTACGATCTGGACTGGGACGGCTGCTCCTCCGAGGGAAATCAGGCAGGGAACAGTCGTTCCGCAGGCCGTTTCTCCTGAAGCCGCAGCCGGTCGAATTTCCCCGCGGATTGCGATCACTGCCAGCGATACTGCAATCACGGTCAGAAGACCCTTGGTGTAGCGATCAATCATAGTCGTCCTCCCTCTGTCTAGATCTGGACCGTACCATGCAATTCACCGACGCTGTAACGGTCGCGGGAACGCGCCAGACCGCCGACGGCTACCTTGTCGCCACGGCCAGGGCCGTCCGCACAGGGATCCAGCTTTACGCCGGGCATGAGGTTGGCAAGCCGGATCAGCATGTCGTGCGTGTCTATCGCGCCGCCGATCAGGTGTTCTCGCTGGACAGCCTGCAGTCGTTCTCCCACGCGCCGATCACGGTCGACCATCCCGACGAGGAGGTGACCGCTGATAATTGGAAAACCCTGTCCGTCGGCGAGGTCTCGACCGCCGCCAAGCAGGACGGCCAATGGGTGATGCTGCCGCTGATCCTGAAGGACGCGGCCGCCATCAAATCGGTGATGGATGGCAAGCGCGAGCTTTCGGCCGGCTACACCTGCGATCTCGATTTCACGCCCGGTATAACCGCCGACGGCGAGGCCTACGACGCGCAGCAACGCGGCATCAAGATCAACCATCTCGCGCTCGTCGATCGAGCCCGGGCCGGTTCAAAAGCTCGCATCGGGGACGGTGTGGGACCATGGGGCGCCGCCCCGATTTCAACCACTGACAAGGAGACCATCACCATGAGTGATGCACTTCGCACTGTGGTCGTGGACGGACTGTCGGTGACCACCACCGATCAGGGCGCCCAGGCCATTTCCAAGCTGCTCAAGGATCTGGAATCCTCGGCGGCCAAGCTTGTCGATGCCGAGACGAAGCATCAGGCCGCACTCGCCGCCAAGGATGCCGAACTGGCGAAGGCCCACGCCGAACGCGACGCCGCCAACGCCAAGGTGCTTTCGGATGCCGACCTCGACAAGCGTGTCGCGGCCCGCGCCGACCTGATCACCAAGGCCAAAGCCATCGCCAAGGACGTCAAGACCGACGGCCTGTCCGACAGCGCAATACGCAAGGCCGCTGTCACCGCCGCGCTCGGCGATGCTGCCGTCAGGGACAAGGCCGACGCCTATATCGATGCCCGCTTCGACATCCTGGTCGAGGACGCGGCGAAGAAGTCCGGCGGTGCCGATCCTTTCCGTCAGGTCGTCCAGAACGGACTGCAGACGGCGGACAACACCAACGGTGCCGCTGCAGCCCACAACGCCATGGTCCGCGACATGTCGTCGGCCTGGATGATGAAGAAGGAGGCCTAATCCATGCCGGCCATTCAGACCAACTACAGCGCCCAGCATGCGCGCTGGATCGAGGGCATGGTCCTCAACATGGAGCCGTCCGACATCGTGTCCCGCCTTTGCGAGGACGCGGAAGGCATTGGCTTCGGCAAAGTCGCGGTTCAGGGCACGGCTGACAATCAGGTCGTGGACAGCGAAGCCACCGTCAAGTTCTGCGGTATCGCCGTGCTCGACGAAACTCAGCCGACCGGCAAGTACGAGCAGTACGCCACAGCGGCAATCATGAAAAAGGGCGTCATCGTTGTCCAGGCTTCGGTCGCGGTCGCCGTCGGCGATCCCGTCTACTACGTCCCGGCAACCGGCGTTCTCACGAACTCCGCGTCCGGCAACACCCTCATCGCCAACGCTCAGTGGGATACCAGCACCGCCGGTGCCGGCCTCGCTGCGCTGCGCCTCGGCTAACAGGAGCGGCCACAATGAACGCACACATCATGCAGGACGCTCAGCAAGTCGCGATGAGCTTCCTTATCCGTCAAGCCTCGTTGATCGAGCCGACGGTCTACGCGATGCGGTATCAGGACATCCAGTATGCCAACCTGATCCCGGTCGACACTTCGGCGCCGGAGTGGATCCAGTCCGTCACCTACTTCTCGATGGATTCGGTCGGTCAGGCACAGTGGTTCAACGGCAACGCGCACGACGTGCCCAAGGTCGAACTGACCCGCGAGAAGTTCGAGACCACCGTTTCTATGGCGGCGATCGGCTACGGCTACAATCTCGAGGAGCTCGGCACCGCTCAGTTGCTTGGCATGAACCTGAATCCCGACAAGGCCACGACTGCGCGGCGCGCCGCCGAGGAAAGGATCGACAGTACTGCCTTTATCGGTGATGCCGCCAAAGGCTTCTCGGGCCTGGTCAATTCCTCGACCCCGACCGCAACTCAGGCGCCGGCGGACGGTACGGGTTCGGCCCGCACCTTCGCATCGAAGACGGCGGACCAGGTGCTGCGTGACGTCAATACACAGATCACCGGCATCGCCACGGACACGCTCGGCAACGAGCTCGCAGACACGATCCTACTGCCGTACTCGATCATGCTGGACCTTTCCCAGCGCCGCATCGACACGGTGAACCAGACCACGATCCTCGAATGGGTGATGCAGAAGAACGTCTACACCTTGACGACCGGTGCGCCGCTCACGGTTCGAGGCCTGTTCGGCTACCTCGAAACGGCAGGCACCGGTTCTTCCAAGCGTATGGTTGCGTATCGGCGTTCGCCGGAGGTGCTGAAAATGCACGTCCCGATGCCGTTCCGCTTCCTGCCTGCCTGGCAGACCGGGCCGATCAAGTTCGATGTGCCTGGCATCTTCCGCGTCGGCGGCGTCGACATTCGCCGGCCGAAGGCCGTGCGCTATCTCGACGGGATCTAAGGAGGCGATGATGAAGATCACAAACGCCTCTCAAGGTCCGCGCGGAATTCACACCGTGGAAGGTCTGCGGATTATCCCTGTCGGCGGATTTATCGAGGCAGAGGTTTCGGCGGTCGAGCTGAAGGGCGCGAAGGAGACCGGATGGTTCAGCATCGAAGGATCGAAGGCCGACAAGCCCCATGAGCCCGGCGATGCGAAGACGGCGGCCGAAGTCCTCGCCCTGGCCGACGGTAACTTCATGGCGTTCAAGTCGGCGGCTTCCAAGCTGCTCGGCGACAAGACACCTGAGAAGAAGGCCGAGATCGTAGCGGCCCTCGAAGATCTGGCAACCAAGCCGGAGTGACAACCATGGCCGGCTACGGATCGGATAACGCCCTCAAGGCGTATTGGGACGCGGCCGGCTATACCTATGCGGCGGATGCCCCGTTTGCAGCGCTCAGGCAGCGGGGCAGCGCCTATATCGACGGCACTTATGGCATGCGCTTCCCTGGCCAGCCGACCGGCGGCATCGCCCAAGAGAGGGAATGGCCACGCACCGGTGCCACCGCCTACGGCGCGTCTCTGGCGACTGACCTGATCCCTACAAGGGTTGAATGGGCCAGCTACGAGGCGGCCTATATCGAATTGAAGAAGCCGGGGTCGCTCTCGGTCTCATTCGATCCGGCTCGCAAGGTGAAGCGCCAGAAGGTCGAAGGCATCGAACGCGAGTTTTTCGAGCCCGGCGACAACGGCAACATCTTCGCGCCTGACGCGCCGGTCTCAAGCGTCATTGAGGGCTTGCTGGCGCCGCTGGTCGGGCCTGCCTCTGGTCAGCCAGCAATCATGGTGGTGTGACGTGGCGGGCTTCTACGACGACATGGCGGAGATGGTCACCGATCTGCTGCAGCCAGGCGCCGACGGCGGGCTAGGGCAGGGCGTTGTCCAACTGAAGCGCGAGACGGCTGGTGGTGTCGATCCTGACCAACCATGGGTGCCGGTCGAGCCAACGGCGGCCTTCTATCCACTCGACGCGGCGGTCCGCCGGGTTAACCAGAAATACATCGACGGCACCCTCATCGTCGCCACCGACAATCAGGTCACGTTCGCGGTACCTGCCATCGTCCCAGCCATGTCCGACACGCTCATCATCGACGGCCGCGAACTGGCGATGAAGGATCTGCGGCCAATCCCGCCTGCCGGGACAGTGGTCGCGTATATCGCTTTCGTGGCGGGCTAATCGATGCTCGTCCGTCTCACGCCGCGCCAGCGATTCGAAATCCTCGTCAGCCAGTTCGAGCCAGCCGTCCGAGCCGCCTTCATCGAGGCGATCGACAACGTCACCAGCAATATCGTTCTGCGCCGGATCATCGAGCGCCTGGAGCGCGGCGACATCAGCGGCGCGATCAACGCCATGAACCTCGACCCGGCCGCCTTCCGACCGCTGGATGAGGCGATCAGGGCGGCTTTCAACGGCGGTGGTGTCGCCACTGTCGAGGGCATGCCAGCGCTTCGTGACCCTTTCGGCCATCGCATCGTGGTCCGCTGGGATGCCCGCAATCTTGCCGCAGAGGGGTGGCTACAGACGCATTCGAGCCAGTTGATCACCGGCATCGTCCAGGACCAGCAGACCGCGATCAGGGCGGCGCTCGAGACAGGGCTGGCACGTGGGGACAATCCGACGAAGACCGCGACGGCTGTTGTCGGCAAGATCAGCATCGTCACTGGTAAGCGTGAAGGCGGGTTGATCGGGCTCACCACAGCGCAAAGCGAATACATTGCCCGAGCCCGCCAAGAGCTGCTTTCCGGCGAGCCCGACCAGTTGAAGGCCTATCTGAACCGGCAGCGTCGCGACAAACGTTTCGATCGCACGATCACAGCCGCGATCCGAGATGGTAAACCAATCCCTAACGCGTTGGTCGACAGGATCACCGGGCGGTATGCCGACAGCCTTTTGAAACTGAGGGCCGACACGATCGCCTTGCACGAGACGTTCGCAGCCCTCGGCGCGTCGAAACACATCGCCTTCCGCCAGCAGATGGAGAAGGGCAACCTTCAGGCCCAGCACGTCACGAAGGGCTGGAAACACACGCCGCAGGAACATGGCCGCATGCAGCACATAGCGATGCAAGGGCAGGTCGTGCTGTTCGATCAGTCGTTTACGGCGCCAGATGGCACAGCGATCCCTTACCCGCATGCGCCGGGTGTTCCCACCAGGCACACGCTCGGGTGCAAGTGCTTTGCCGAATACAAGATCGATTTCGTCGCTCAGTTGGTGCGGTAATGGCATCCTTTGCCGCGACAGTCGGCGACTGGTGCCTGAAGGTGCCGATCGCCGTCGAGATTGTATTTAAGGAAGCGGCGCAAGAGCTTGTTTCCCAACTCGACCAACTGCTGGCCGACGAGGTTTACGCCAAGCCGCAACCGCCCGGCTATAAGCGGACCGGCTTCCTCCGCGCCTCGTTGATGGCGTCAACCTCGGCAATGCCAACGCTATCGCGGGACAACCCAGGTGTAGCAGTGCCGCCCGACCTTGGCGACGTCATCCTGGTGATCAATGGCGCCGATCTCGGCGACACGCTCTACCTCGGCTACACGGCATCTTATGCGGCGGTTGTCGCATACGGTGCGAACGGGACCCGCCCCCGCCCGTGGGTGGCGATGGCCGCACAGAGATGGCAGATGATTGTGGATCAAAAAGCTACGGAGATTAAGGCTAGGCTCGGCTTGTAAGCCGATGAAAAGCCTATAGAATAAGCGGGCCGATTTGGTGCTGGTAACACCGCCTCGGCCCTGACCAAGCCCGAACATTGGAGGTTCGAGTGGCTGACAAATCCGTATGCAAGATTGAAGGGTGTGGCAAGGGCGGGCGCATCACGCGCGGGCTCTGTAGTTCCCACTATCACCGCCTTTCCAGGCATGGTGATCCTTTGGCGGGCCGGACGCCAAAAGGCGACGTGCTCAGTTGGATAGAGCGTGTGGCGCTGACGCACCGAGCGAATGAATGCTTGATCTGGCCGTTCTATCGGCGGGATGACGGTCGAGCCGGGATCAATATGGGCGACGGCGAAAGCTCACTGGCCCATCACCATATATGCGAGATGGCGCACGGTCCGGCTCCATCACCGGATCACATAGCTTGCCATGACTGTGGGAACGGCCACGGTGGGTGCGTCAGTCCAGGGCATGTGTACTGGGGCACCAACGCGGACAACAGCGCGGATATGATTGCGCACGGCAGGTCGACGCGAGGCGAAAAGCAGCCCACGTCAAAGCTCACAGAGGACGATGTCCGGGCCATCCGCAAGCTGGCGGGGAGCATGATCCAGCGGGAAATCGCCGAGAAGTTCGGCGTCCACATCATGACAGTCAATGACATCCTGCATCGCCGGCGCTGGGCGTGGCTCGAATAGGAGCTGACATGCCAAGCATCGAGACCCAGATATGGCTTGCCCTAAAGGGCAGGGTGCAGGCGCTAGTCCTGTCACCGACGTTGCCAATCGCCTGGCCGAACGAGACCTACATCCCGTCTCCGACGCAGAACTATCTCCGCGTCACTCACGTCCCGAACGTTAACCGCCGGCTATTCATCGGCTCGACCGAGCCTCACCAGCGCATCGGCCTTCTACAGGTCGACGTGTTCGCCAAGAAGAACCAGGACGCATCTGTCGCGGCTGAGATTGCCGGGCAGGTCGCGGCGTGGTTCCCGACAGATCTGCGCCTGACCTACGGCACCGTCGCGGTTCGCATCACCAAGGCGCCTGACGTCGCCCAAGCCATTGCTGATGACACGCATTGGCTGGTGCCGACGAGCGTCGAATACGAGTGCTTCGCATAGCCGCTTCGCCCTTCGGCAAGGCCACTCCCTAAATCCTGAAAGGAGGCAGCAATGCCTATCAAAGTGTCCCCGGTGGCGGGCAGTCGCTTCTATATCGGTTCGGCTCCGGTCGATGTCCCCGATGTCGACGTAACCGAGGCCGATTTCGCGGCGGTGACGTGGATCGAGGTCGGCCAGTACGAAACCATGGGCAACTCCGGTGATTCCGCCCAGGGCAACACGGTCAATCTGCTGAACCGTCGGCGCACCTACAACTGGAAGGGCTCGCGCCAGGCCCCGCAGCGCTCCGACAACTTCGCTCTGAACACGAGCGATCCGGGCCAGATTGCCATGATCGCGGCCGAGGCGACGGATTTCAACTATCCGTTCAAGGTCGAACTCAACGGCGCTCCGATCACGAAGTCAGCCACTGCGACCATCACCATCGCGTCGCCTGGCGTCGTGACGTGGACTGGCCACAACCTCGCGGCCAATACGGCGGTCAAGTTCTCGACCACGGGTGCGCTGCCCACTGGCCTGACCGCTGGCACGACGTACTATGTCAAGACCGTCCTGGACGCCGACACCTTCACCCTGTCCGCCACGAAGGGCGGCACCGCGATCGTGACCACCGGCTCTCAGTCCGGCGTTCATACCGCCACCACCGTGCCGGCCGGACCGCAGCGTCTTTTCATGGGCCAGGTTTCAGCGGCAGAGGAGGGCATGGGCGGCGCCAACAACGCCCAGATGCTGAACTGCACCGTTCTCCCCAACACGAACTATGTCCGCGTCGCGGCGCTGGGCTGATAGGAGGCTGAGATGAAAGTGTTCAATCGCGGAGCCGAGGCTCACAAGCTTTCGCACAAGGGCGAGGAGTACCTTCTTGCCCCCGGCAATCACGTCGAACTGGAACTGACCCACGCGGAAGCGAAGGCCATGCCGTCGCCTTTCGAAGCCACGGGTACGCCGATCAAGGCACCCAAGGCCGAACCGGAGAAAAAAGCATGAGCAAGCCAGCATTGGGCGCCGGGAACGTCGAGATTGAGCTCGACGGCGAGACTGTTGTGCTGCGCCCGTCACTGATGGCTGCACAAGCCATTTCACGCCAGAGCGGCGGCATCTCCAGCGCGGTCCGATCCGTCGGCAACTACGATTTCGACGTGATCGTTTCTGTCGTCACGCTCGGCCTTGGCGCGACCGGCCAGGAAGCGAAGGCAATCCCGGAAAAGGTGTGGCGCACCGGCCTGACCGATCTCATTGGGCCGGTTTCCACCTACCTGACGATCATTGCCAATGGCGGCCGTCCGATGTCGGGAGGAGAGGAAGCGGCGGACCCTCAGAAGAAAGAATAAGCCTCGCCGAGTTTTATGACGATCTCGCCGAGAAAGCTCTCGGGTGGCTCGGCTGGACTGAAGAGCAGACCCTTCGGGCTGACGTGAATGCAATCCTGGCCGGGCTGAATGGGCGAGGGGACATGATCAGTTCCGTCCTGCGCGCCGTATTTGGTGAAGACGAAAACCCGGCAATCGAGGTCACCACTCAGCCGATGAGTGAGGACTATTTCGATGCCATGTTTGCGGTGCAATGAGGTGGCGAAGTGACTGTTGCTTCTCTCGGCTTCGCCGTAGATTCGTCTCAAGCAGTCTCGGCAAAGACGAACCTCGACAATATGTCAGCGGCGTCGGCCAAGGCCGAGGCAGCACAGAAGCGGCTGTCGTCGGCCTCGTCAGCCTCCAATGCGGCCCTCTCAAAGATCGCCGCCGGCGTCGACCAGGCAAACGCTACGCTCGTCAAGCTTGCCAGCATTGCCGAGGGCAGCAATGCCTCGCTGGTCAAGCTCGTCGCCACCGCGGAAAAGACCAACACGACGCTGGCAAGCATCGGAACCGGCTCGACGCAGGTTGTGTCCGGCATCGGCAGAGTGGCGCCGGCAGCGGACAAGTCGACCAAGGCGCTGAACGATAACGCCAATGCCGCGCGGCTCACGTCGAACCAGATGCTGAACCTCTCGCGCCAGGGCAACGACGTCATCACGATGTTCGCCCTGGGTGCGTCGCCGGTACAGATCTTTGCTTCCCAGATAGGACAGGTCTATGACGCGTTGGACAGCGGCCCTACGGGGTTGCGCGGCTCTCTGAAGGCAATCGGCACTGCGGCAAAATCGGCTGGGCAGGCCCTTCTAGCGTTCATGGTGACGCCGGCTGGCCTTGCTGCTGGTGCTGGCGTGGCGGCCGTTGCTGGCCTTGCCACTTACATCATTTCGACGCGCAAGGAGGTGAAGGGCCTCGACGAACTGTTGAAAGACCACGCCTCGGTTCTTCGCGGGATCGGCGACATCTATGGGTCGATTGCGGATAAGGCCAAGAATGCGTTCTCCGTCTCGAACCTGAACGGTTTGCAACTGCTGTCGTCGTCCACACAGGCCGGACTGAAAATCCAGATCGCCAACCAGACTCAAACCGCGATGTCGGATCTCGGTCGGTTCATCAATCCTGGCAAGAGCGCTGGGGGCTTTTTCAGCACTGCTGGGGAGTTCAAGCCCTTCTCCGATGCGATTGATTATCTGCGGAAGACGGCCCGCGAGGGCACGCCCGACATCATCGGGTTCCGCAAAATGGTCGAGGACAAATGGGCGCTCGACCCGAACAATGCAGCGTTGACGGCTTCGGCCGGCAAGCTCATGGATCTGACCAAGGATGCGGATGCTGCGGCGCGCGCGCTGAAGCAGTTGCAGATCGCGCAAGAGGCACTGGCGAAAAGCGTCGGCCCCGGCGGCTTGCCCTTGCGTCGTGGCTCTCTCAGCACTGAAGACATGGGTGCCTACGAGCGATACCGGGCGGCCGGCTCTGTGTCAGCTGATCGCGCACAACAGGCATTCGATGCTCAGCGTCAGGGCCTCTATGCCCGTTCGCCGGCCGAACTGGCGGCCGCTGCTCGAGCTCAGGCCAGCGCCCAGTACAACGACAACGAGAACCCGGCGGAGCGTGCCCGGCGTATCGATATGGCCGGCCAGCAAGCCGCGCTTGCTGCGCAGCATGCATTGGACGAGGCGCAAAAGGAACGCAAGCGGTCGCTCGACCAGACGCTTGCCTCGCAGCAACTCGACCTCGACTTGATCGGCAAAACCACCGGCGCCGCTGAAGCGATGCGGATGCAGTTCCAGTTGACGCAGCAGCTTCGCGAGGAAGCTGCGCGCAACAATGTCCCCGTCGATCAACAGGAACTCGAGCTGATCAAACAGAAGGCCGATGCCTACGGCAAGATGGCCGACCAGATCGCTCGTGCTCAATTGGGCAATGATCTGGCCTTCGAGCGCTCGCAGCAATTCCTGTCTGCCGGCGAGCAGCAGATCGCCTCCCGCCTTCGCAACACTGGCATCGGTATGGACTCGCCGGAAGCGCAGCAAATGCGCGACATGGCCAAATTCGCTGACGCGCAGGGACTGGCAGTCGGCTTCCTGACCGACTTCAAGTCGGAACTGCTGCGCAATGGTGGAGACGTCGGCAAGGCGCTCGGCACGTCGATCCTCAACGCACTGACCAAGTCGATGGACGATCAGTTGGGCAAGATCTTCGACACCATGGCGACCTGGTTGGCATCAGCGATCACCGGACAGCGGCCGGGTGTGGGCGGCGCGGCCGCGTTTGGAACTGCCGGCGGCTTCGCTGACATGATCTTCGGCTCCGCTTCGAACGACAACTATGCGCCGGGCGCGGTGACGCGCGCTCCGCTGGCAGCGATCGGCGGCAATATGGCGGCTTACGCGGCCGCCATCCGATCAATCGAGAGCGCCGGAAGCGGGGGCTATTCGGCGCTCGGTCCCGTTCTGAAGAACGGCAACCAGGCTCTTGGCGCCTACCAGGTGATGAAGAGCAACCTGCCGTCATGGTCCCAGGATGCGCTCGGAAAGACTTTGTCGCCAGGCCAGTTCCTTGCCGACCCAGCCGCTCAGGATGCGATTTTCGAAAAGCAGTTCGGGAAGTATCTGACCAAATACGGCAACCCGCAGGATGCGGCGTCCGCCTGGTTCACCGGCGGCCCGCTATCGACCGGCGCCAAGGCCAAGGACGTGCTTGGCACTTCCGGCTCTGTCTATGTCGATAAGTTCAACGCTGCTGTCGAAAAGGCATCCGGCAGTCTCGGGGGGCTGGATGACACCGTAACCAATACGGTGAAGAGCCTCGCGGGCGGCATTGGAGGGCAGGGCGGTCTTGCCTCGATCCTGGATGGGCTGAAGCCGGGGAATTTTCAGGCGAACACCACGCTCTCGGACATCCTTGGGTATTCCGGGGGCGGTGCATCCGCCGGCGGTTCGTCAGGCGGCGGCTTCCTGAGCTCGATCTTCAGCTTCATCCCGAAGCTGTTAGGGTTCGCCGACGGTACGGAAAGCGCCCCCTCTGGCTGGGCTTGGGTCGGCGAGCGCGGCCCGGAACTGCGCAAACTGCGCGCCGGCGACGTCATCCGCAAAAATCCGCGGTCGATGCAAATGGCGGCCCAAAACAACAACGGTTCGCCGCCTGTGGCGCCGAAAATCGACCTTCATGTCACTGTCATCGGAGGCTCCGGCGACGATCATATTCGGACGCTGTCCAGGCAGGGCGCGCAAGAGGCGATCAGCGAGTATCACCAGGGCCAGATCAACGGCGGCTTTGGCGAGACGCAGCGGCGCTACACGTCGCAGAAGGGTTAAGCGATGGGGCGCTACACCGATCTCCCCACGCTGAACGTCGACTTTCTGAAGCCTACGAGGATGTCATTCGATACCAAGGGTGGTGGTTTGGAAGGCGGCCGCAACGGGCTTGGCGAGTCGGTCACGATCGAGACCAGCGGGGGTGGGGTTCTGGTCGGCTCCTATGAGGGCTGTGTCGTGACCGATCGGGAACAACACGAATACGTCAACTGGATCGCAGCGCGCATGAATAGCTCCGTCCGGTTCATGAACGTGCCAATCCTGTCTGATTGGATGGGGCCTTTCCCGGTCGTGAATGGCATTCCTCAATCGACTATCGGCGGCATCCCGCACTCAGACGGAGCGCAGTTTTCCGATGGCGCCGGATATAGCCAACCAACAGTCATCGGCACGATTGCGGCCGCCGGACTCAATGCCGGCCAGATCTATATCAGGGTCTACGGTGCTTCCCGCAAACTGCGCTGGTCGGACTGGTTTTCGATCTATCACCCGACCAAGGGCTGGCGCGCATATCGCTACTTCGACCCGAGCGACCCCAAGGACGCCTTCGAAGTCATCGACGGGGTACTGCGCTCCGGCAAGCAGTATCTGGTGTCGCTCGATCGGCCGCTGCGTGAGGCGGTGGTGAACGGCACCAGGGTTAAGTTCGATCGACCGCTTTGCGTCATGAAATTCCCGGCCAGTTTCTCGCTGGCATGGGAAGCTGAGGGCTGGTGGCAGTCATCACCGACCCTGCAATTCGTCGAGGGTTTCTGAGCCATGGCTTGGCAGGATCTTGTCGGCTCCTACAGCCTGCAGTATGTGCCGCAGGCTGTTCTCGACCGCATGGCGTCGAGCCATATGCTCGGCATCTTCTTTCGGCTCGACACCGATCCCGGCCTGCACATCTGGGCTGGCGTCAATGACATCCCGGCCGGCTTCGACAGCCTCGACGAGGACGGCACCGTCTATCTCGGCGGCGGCCGGCTGCTCAACATTCCGGCGCTCGAGGTGTTGGTCAACGGCCAGAGCTCGAGCGTGGAATTCGGTATCTCCGGCATCGATCCGGATACCGCCGCCAAGGTCCTCGACACCATGCCCGATGTTCGCGGCAAGGACCTGAAGATCGGCATCACCACGCTCGACGACTATTATCAGCCGACGAGCCCGATCATCGCGCTCTGGACGGGAACGGCATCTCATCCGACGGAATCGAGCCCGGCAGTGTCCGGGACTGAAAATCCGACGACGACGATCACGCTGGCCACGGTATCGGGCAACAACACCAGGTCCCGGGCCTCGCTGGTGCTCTGGTCCGGCCCCCACCAGAAGGCGATGTATCCGACCGACAAATTCTGCGACGGCACCGCTCGCCTGGCGCGCGGCGTCGCGCCGGCCTGGCCAAATTACTGATTAGGCCGCAGAGAAAGCCGCCAGTCGGAAAACGACCCATTGCGGACATATGGAGAGCATCGCATAAGCTATTGACCATGCGCACACTTGCAGAACGGCTAATAGGCAAACATCTGAAAGGCATCGATGCTTCCGAACCTGGACATGGCGTTGGTGCGCTTTTCACGGATGGCTCCGCCTTCACCGTGTACAGCAGCGTCGCTGTTTTGATTTCCTCGCTGGCGAACGTGTCGCGAGTCGAAGTGGTGAATGTCAGCGAGCGACAGGTCGAATTGCATTTATCCAGCCACGGCTGCATCACGATTTCGACTGACTGGGACAAACACGACATGGTCGAGGCGTATGTCTTTGAGGATGAAGACGGAACCCTGATCGTCGAAAATGGAACTTAGAAGCCGACCGCCTTCCACCCATTGGGAACATCTGGCTGTCTGAAGGCAAAGAGCAACTATGACGGCGTTCACTGCACTGGAAATCGCGGCGCTCCACTCGATCTTCTCGGAGACACCGAAACTAACGTCAGCGCTTGAACGGCAACTGACGCTCGCAACAGTGACCAAACGCCAAAATAGCGGTGTCGGGTTTTTCACTTCAATCGCGGTTGCTGACGACGTTCCCTTGGTAAGCAACTCGTCGAGAGTGTTGGGCAATGAGACGCAGGCCCATGTTGCCGGTTTGGAGCTTGGCTTCGGGTTCGTCCTCTTCCTGGAAGATGGCAAGTTGGACCTGCTAGAAGGCTTCAACTGGGGTTCAGAAAGCACTGCCTCGCTCGATCTCGCCGCCGTGACGTTCGAGGTCTACAAGAGAAGACTCATTGGCACATAGCGGCGTCCGCTTTCCACCCCATCTCGGTCATTCCGCATTTATGAGTTCACGGCCTTAGGGCGCTTAGGCGGGCGTTCGAGGTCAGACGCCTTGATCTCTGGATGCAACTCGTAAAACTTCAAAATCGTGCGGATCCGAGTGGTCGACACTCCGATCGTTCGAGCAATCTCCACCGCATTCTTGCCAGACGCCTTCATCGACAGGATTTCTGCGTTCCGCTGCACCTTCCTGAGCGACATCTCGCTTCTCCTTGGCACCTGAAAGCATACCGCATGACGCTGGAAGAATACATCCGGCTGCCACATCGCTGGCAGTGGGGCTACACCGACTGCACGCTGTTCACGGCCGACTGGGTTGTCGCCGCGACGGGCAAGGATCCGGGTGCCGAATCGCGCGGCACCTATTTCGATGCTGATGGCGCTGCCGCCATCCTGCGCGCCTCTGGCGGCCCCGAGCGGCTGGTCGGGGCAAAACTCTCCGCGCTTGGTTTCCATCGCATCCAGCGGCCGCGTGACGGCGATATCGGCATGGTTCTGGCCATGACCGGCTTCGACGCTGCCGGCGCCAGGGTAAAGGAAATCCCGGCCATCCGCTTCGGCCCGCTCTGGGCCGTCATGTCGGCGCGCGGCGTCATGGTCAAACATCTCGAATGGACTGGCGTTGCATGGCGCATAGCGTGAACCCGTTCGACGATGCGCTGCGCCAGGCGCTGGCGAAGGCGTCGCGCAAAGTCACTTACAATCCCGGCATTGGCGCGTTCGAGACAGAGACGACACAGGAGATCGTCGCCGAGGGCTGGAGTGGCGAATATCGCTGGCCGGTCCACCGCGACCCGATCTTCACGCCGATCTTCACCGCCATTCTCGGCAGCGGCGGTTTCTCGCTCTTCGGCGCGACCATCTCCTACGCGGCGATCGCCTCGGCGATCGTCACCACGGCGATCGTCGCCGGCGTGCAATATTTGCTGACGCCGAAGCCGCCGAAACCGGAGGACGGCCGTGCGCCGCTGACGCAGCCTATCCCCTATCGGTTCTGGGGCGTTGGCGAAGCCAGGCTGGCCGGCGCGATGATGCTTTGGGAAGCTCTCGATAACCGGATGTTTTCGGTACAGGCCATCGTTGGGCACCGCATCAATGCCTACACCGGCTACTATCTGAACGATGACAAGGTCGATGTCGTCGGCGGCCACGTTCAATCCCCCGGCGGCGGTCGCTACGTCGATGATGGCAGAGATCTTGTCTTTGTCTACCCGGCCCTTGGCCTGGTGCCAGAGACGCCGATCGCCGATTTCGTTACCATCTTAAGCGGCCAAGGCATCTGGACGAACAATCACCGGGGCGACGGACAAGCCTCCATCGGCATGCTCTGTGTCGGCCCCGGGGCCGAAAATTTCCTGAAGTCCTTCCCCTATGGCAAGCCGGCGCTGTCGGTTGTCGCCGAGCTGGCCCTGGTATGGGATTTCCGCAACTCGGCGCAGGACCCCGAAGACCCGTCTACCTGGGCGTTCTCCCGCAATCCGATCCTCCATCTCGCATGGCACGAGTGCTTCAATCCCTTCGGAACCAAGCGCGATTTTCGCAAGGCGCTGCTGCCGGTTCTCGACATGTGGCAGGAGGAAGCCGATGTCTGCGATGAAGACGTGCCGCGTGCTTCCGGCGGCACGGAGAAGCGCTACGAATGCGGCGGCTTCGATACCACCGAACACGATCCGAAAAGCGGCACCAACGCCATCCTGGCGACATGCGATGGCTGGATGTGCGAGCGCGGCGATGGCGCCTTGCTTGTCGTCGCCGGCAAGTTCCGCGAAAAATACGTCGCCACGCTCACTGATGCCGATATCGTCGGGCACACTGTGCAGCATGATGTCCTCCCGGAAGAGGAGGTCAACCAGTTCATCCCGAAATTCACCTATCCGGCGACGGATTACACCACGACGGACACGGACTATTTCGAGGATACCGCAGCGCAGATCGCGGCCGGCCGTGTGTTGCCGCAGGACGGCAATTACATCTGGGTGCAGCAATGGCGCCAGGCGCGCCGGCTGGGCAAACGCGAATTTGCCCGTGCTCGTGCCAAGAAGCGTGGCACGCTCGACATCAGGTTCACGGGCATGAATGCCATTTACGCGCCATGGGTTCGACTGAACACGTCGCGGCGGCTGCCATCTCTCAATGGGAAGCTGATCAACAACCGGCGCTCTGTCCTGTCGGTGTCGCGCGGCGGCTTCCAGATGACCTTTGTGATGATGCCCGACGATATCGACGCTTGGGACCCGGCGCTCGACGAGGGATCGGCGCCGCCTGTGCCGCCAAAGCCGGTCTCGGACGGCATCCCGCTCCCGATCATCGACACGGCGGTCGCGGTATCCGGCGGTGGCAGCGTGTACATCCGCGTCGTGCTGATCGATCCGAACCGGATCGATGTCACGCCGGTTGTTCACTACAGGATATCGGATGTCGGCGGTGGTGTTCCCGGCGCATGGGTCGAGCAGAAATTCCCGGGCGCGGCCCCGTCGGCTGGTCTCATTGTCGTCAACACCAATCCGGTCCCAGCCAACACCTCGATTGACGTCCAGGCGGCCTATACCGGCGCCAACAACAGCTATGGCCAATGGACTAGCACGGTGACGCTGCTCTCGACGGTTGACACCACGCCGCCAGGGGCGGTCACCAGCGTCGTCGCCACGGGCGGCGTCGGCCAGGTCTCGCTGACCTGGAACACGCCGAATTCCGGCAATTATGTCGCCACCAACATCAGGCGCAACACCGCGAACAACGAAGGGACCGCGACCCTCGTTCGCACGGAATATGGCGCGCCGTCATCGGCCGATGCCTGGACGGACACCGGGCGCGCGGCCGGGACCTATTACTATTGGCTGCGCTCGGCGAACGCATCCGGTGTGGAGAGCACCACAAGCGTCGCCACCGGCCCCAAAGTCGTCACCTAAAAAAGGAAACTCCATGCCAGTCGTACCCTTCAATATGCTTTTTGCTGACGGCCCTGCCGGCAATCCGTATCAGCCGCCGAAGCAAGACCTTCGCGACACTTTCAATGACCTTCAAGATCAGGTTAGCGCGGTTGGAGATCAGATTTCCGCAGGGGACGCCGCATCAAGAGCCTATACCGATGCGCAGATACTCGGCGACCGGGCAATGCTGCGGAAGTATGCAGTGGACATGTACACCGGTAGCGCCGTTGGTATCGAGTGCTTTGGCGATAGCACTGAGAACGGCCACAATGGCGAGTCGCCTTTCGGGCAGGTCGCTGAAATACCCTCGGCCCGCATGCAGTATCTCTTGCGGGACTACACAAACAACAACCTCATCACGGTGACGAACCGCGCTATCGACGGTACGCGCTTGACCCAGATGATAGACGGGACGGATGGGTCGGGCTCGCTCTTCGCCGCAAAGATGGCTGTCAGCCCGGCGCTGATCATTACCCTAAACCACGGGCTCAATGACTGTCAGAATGGTGTCCCCACGTCGCTCGACACCTACCGCTCATACCTCGTCCAGGCGGTGAAGATTTGCCGCTCCGCGCCTATTCCAAAGGTGATGATTTTCAAGACGCCCAACCCGATCTACGCCGTTAACACGTATGGCCTTGGCACCACCGACAAGGCAAACCGCCTAAACGATTACGTCCAGATCATGCGGGACGTTGCCGAAGCAATGGGCGTTGTTCTCGTCGATGTGAACGAAATGGTGGACGCCCTTGTCGCCTCAGGCAACTACCGGGTGCAGGACATCGTTCCTGACGGCGTGCATCCTTCGCAGTACGCCTACCAGATGATCGGTCAGCTAACCGCTCGTCCGATTTTGCATCCCCAACGCGGCTACGCCGCTCATCAGACTATTACGGCTGGTGGCGGGGTGGCCAACCAAGCTCCCGCGAACTCGGCAAGCACGGCAGAAGGCACGCGCGGCGGCATGCAAATGGTCAGCGTCGCAACGGCGGTGGCGAAGAGTATCAAGCAATTGGTCATGGTGGAGGACAAAGGCGGCGTTGACGTTTACCTGTCCTATCCGCTGTGGACCAATGGCATAGCCTCGGCGGGTTGCACGTTCGACAACGCGAGTGTTGGCCCGATCAACCAGAACTTCGTCAACCTCGGGTCCGAAATCATTCAGGACCATGAGGTCTGCGTGGCCAGAAATGTTCCATATGGCCTACACTGGATCAACGTCAACGCGAACGTCATCAACTCCATCGCGGTCAATGGCGTGCGGTTGAGGCCGTCACGTACCAAGAGGCAGTATACGCTTAATACTGGCTCCATGGACGTTTACCGGGACGCGCCTTGCCGAAACTTCACGTTCTTCTCAACCAATGCCGACGACACAATCCTCTTGGATGAGTTGGTGGTGTCGAAGCTGTTGGCAACGGACAAGAACGACATCAACTTTGATGCGGTCATGAACAAGGGCACGAGGTTCGTGATCCTTGGCGTGAGGAGTGGGCTTCTGACAGGCGTGTCTACCCTGAAAGGTCGAATGGGCCTCGGTGTCGGAACCGACAACACAACTGGGTTTGTGACCGTGTACCAGCTAACCGGGGGCGGTACCTATGGTGCGACTGCGGTAAACGCAGCAGATTTCAGCGCGGCCAAACGGGCGTGGCGGTTCATTATTCCTGCCGGGACCAACAATCTGCAAGTGTGGGCAGATGGATCACTGCTTGGAACAGTTGCCATCACCGTCCCATTCGTCGGCGGCAATATGGGGGCCAGCGCAGTCGCTGGCTCCAAATCGCTCACGATCGAAAACCTGCGCACGATCAATACTAACTAAGGCGACGGCTACCAAACCTGAAGCTCACCGTCTTCCTTTTCTTCGGATTCGGTCAAAGCCCGGTATTGCCAGCTGCCCTTGACCCATCGCCTCATTAGATCGCCGCTGGCGATTGAACCGTCGACCAACTTTCTCGACCACCAGGAATGAAATGACTGCCAGTTGCCATCCTTGCGGACCATGTAGCCATGGGCAAGAAACACAACGGTCAGGCCGAGCACGAGGGCGATAAAGACAGCTTCTAGGGGTTCCATGAACTGTCCTGTATCATGCGTTGACAATCGAACTCAATTGCACGGCAATTCCAATCCATGTAGGGCATGCCATTGGCGGAGGGACCGAGCCAAGGTGGATACATTGACGACGCAGATCAAACGTCCGGATCGCTTCCCCTATCTCAGCGCGCTACGCGGGCTGGCGGCCCTCTGGGTCGTGATGGTCCATGTTGCGCATATGCCTAATCCGCATTTGATGCTTCCATGGTGGGCAGAGGCGTTGGTCGGAAACGGCGTGATGGGCGTCAATCTGTTTTTCCTCGTCAGCGCGTTCTCGCTTTGCCTGACAATGCCGAAGCATGACAAGGAAGAAAGGCCCTATCTAGGGTTCATGCTGCGGCGGTTCTTCCGGATCGCCCCGCTCTTCTATCTTTTGATCATCGTGACATGCCTTTTGCGCATCTTCCCCTTCAGCTGGAGTGCGATAGCCGCGAACATATCGTTCGTCTTCAACTTCATTCCGGGCATGGGATATCAAACAGGGATGGTCCTGGCGGGCTGGACGATTGGTGTGGAAATGGCGTTCTACTTGGTGTTTCCCTTCATCTATGCCAGAACCAAAAGTGTGACGTTGGCCATTCGGGCGCTCATCGTTGCTTTCTTCGTTGCTGCGGCCTTTCGAGCGGTCATCGGGAACTTGGTGGCGGACCCCGCCTCCTACATAAACCAGTCCATATTTGGTTTGGTGCCGATGTTCGTGTTCGGGATCGTTGCGTTTTACGTGGTGCAGACTGCAGGCGAATGGAAATATAAACGAGAGATCGGCGCTGTCCTGCTGGCGTCGGTGCCGCTGCAGTTCTATGTGATTATCTATGGCTTGGCGCCATTCGGCCCAGCCATCTATTGGCAGGGGCCGATGTTTGGGTGTCTGTTGGTCGGCCTATATCTTCTCCCGATCAGGCTGTTGGTCAACGCGGCAACCGTGTGGCTCGGCAATATCAGCTATTCCATCTATCTCGTGCACAGCCCGGTAATCGTTGCGCTAGCCTACAAATCTTCGGTGTTCCAGCGCCTTCAAGGGTTGGGACTAGGCCCGGTTGAAACCTATGCACTGGCGCTGGGACTGACGCTGGCTTGCGTGATCCCGACTGCTGCCTTGACCTTCTACGGCTGGGAAAACTGGCTCAACGAATGGGGCAAGGGCTTTGCCTCGCGGATGGCGGGGAGAAAAGGACAACACCGTATAGTCGTCCAGGAAGCGGCCTAAGAGGGAAAGGCGCGCGCGATGGTAGTTGGCGCCGATGTTCTATAGAAACATCCAGGGTCTACGCGCCGTCGCGGCATTGATGGTGATGTTCACCCATATCTACCCAGCATTGCCGATGCAGGCTCATTGGACGCTTCCTTATGTGAGCACCATGGGACCTGGCGGCGTTGATCTGTTCTTTGTGATTTCAGGGTTCGTCGTCTATTTGTCCGCCGACAGATTGGGCAAAAAGGCCGAGATCGTTGGCCGGTGGCTCTCCTTTCGCGAATTCACCGTCAAGCGAGTGTTACGCATCTACCCCGTCTATTGGGTTGCTTTTTTCGTAGCTTCGGTTCTGCTTCTGACAACCACGTTGGTCGTGGCCCCACCGCAGATATCTGAGAGACCCCTATGGGGGCTGCTTCTTCTGATTGACCAGCCGAACAACAGAATTGGGGCGGCATGGACGCTGCAGTATGAGGTGGCCTTTTACGCAATCTGCGCGCTGGCAATCCTGCTGTTTCCGCGCCGCGTCCTGCTCATGCTGGGTCCTGTAGCTGTGGCCGTTTTCTTGGGGTGGGTCGCCGGCATCGTTAAGCCAACGGCATATCTTTTCTTGGAGTTCGTCTTTGGCATCGTCGTTGCCTTGTTGGTGCAGCGGAAGATTTCCGGGCACGCAGCGTCATCACTGGCCGTAGGGGTCGGCGGCATACTTATTGGCGCGGTCTATTTTCATTCTCAAGGCGGCTGGTGGGTTCTTGGTCACATGTGGCGTGTCTTGTGTTTTGGCCTCCCCAGCGCCTTCATCGTTTACGGCCTGGTGGCCATGGAGATTAGGGCTGGATGGGTATTCTCGAGGCTGTGGGTTGGTGTTGGGGATTCCTCCTACTCTCTGTATCTCTGGCATTATCCCCTGTTTGCGGTGTTGGCCGCCTTCTACGCTGACCTTGGGATTATTAGCGAAGTGCCGGTGGAGGTTTTGGCGCTGACTTCCTGTTCGATTGCCGTTCTTTTTGGGTTTGTCAGCTATTACGGAGTCGAGCGACCCATCAACAAGTCCGGATGGGTGGCCCGGCTGGCTGGCGTGCAGCCGGAAGCAGGGATTGGGCGTTCCGCTGAGGTAGCCGCCTAATTCGGCTTCTGCAACGCGTTGCGCACGACGTCAGCGTCGTTAGACGTGCCGCTGGAAAGCACCTCCCATTGACCATCGACGCGATGGAGATGCCCGCCGTCAAAGGTGTGGATATCGCCGGCCCTACACGCGACTTCTTCCCGCAATCCGGGCCGTAGCTCTGACCAGGCCACGGGTAGTTTGACCCAATTCCCTATGGGTTCGTCATAATTCATGTGTCCGCCTCAAACCAAGTCATCGTGCCGTCTGGGTGCGTCACCCTGATCCATTCGCCAATGTCCGGCTCATCACCGAACGGGATTGTTACCGGGCCCCACGTCTTCGCTGCCTCAACGGCATTTTCGGCCTGAACCCCAGCACGTTCCACAGCTTGCCGTCGTGTATCAACTCGACGGTGAACCTCCGCATCGATTGATGCCTCCCCGCCCAATCCTATCCGCAATTACTTCGAAAGGAAAACCCATGGCTGCTTCCCGTGAAAAGGAATCGCTTGCCCGCGTGCTTGCGCATGAGGGCGGCTATTCGAACCATCCCAATGATCCTGGTGGCCCGACGATGAAGGGCGTCACCCAGCGCGTCTATGACGGCTATCGGAAGGGGAAGGGCCTTGCCACTCGTTCGGTCAAGGGCATCACCATCGGCGAGCTGAATGAAATCTACGATCGTCAGTATTGGGACGCGGTGCAGGGCGACGCGTTGCCTGCCGGCGTCGACTACGTCGTTTTTGACGGTGCCGTGAATTCCGGTCCCGGTCGCTCGATCATGTGGCTTCAGCAGGCGCTGCGGCCTGCCTACACCGGGCGCATTGACGGTGTGCTCGGCGTGGGCACGCTTGCCGCTTTGAAGGCGGACAAAAACAACGACGAGCTGATCGATCGCATCTGCAACGCCCGTATGGCGTTCCTAAAGCACCTCAGCACGTTCGGAACGTTCGGCCGTGGCTGGACGGCTCGCGTCGCTGAAGTCCGAGCAATCGGCCAGGCATGGGCAACCGGTCAGGTGCCACAGGCGGCTAACTTCGTCGACGGCGGCCAAGCGAAAGCCTTCGTTGATGATGCCAACGCCGCACCGTCGACCGCGCCGGCGGACTTGGCAACTGGCGCCGGCACCGGTGGCCTCGGTCTGTCAGGCTACCTCTACGATCTGCAGAACCAGCTATCGCCGCTGTCCTACACAAGCGAGTGGATCGGCAAGGTGGTCGCAGTGGTGGCTCTCGCAAGCGCGTTGCTCGCGATCGGCGGCCTTGCCTATCGCTGGTACGCCCACCGCAAGGCCAAGCGCCTCGCCGCGGCGCTTGGTGCGGCGCCGGCATGAGCTTCCTAGTCACTCTCCTCGTCGGCCGGCTTGGCGTCTCGCGCCTGGCTGGCGGCGTCATCGTGTGGGCGGTCATCGCCTTGGTAGCTTCGGGCGCGGCGCTCGGGGTCTACGAGTTCATCAAGGACAAGGGCGCTGACGAGGTCCGCGCCAAGATCGAGAAGGGAAATCAGGATGCGATACGCAAGGGTATCGACGCTCGCATGTCTCTTGACGAGTGTATTGACGCTGGCGGCGTGTTCGACTTCGGACGTCAGCGGTGTGGCGCCGCTACGCTCGGCCCTCGGTAACAGTCTTGCCGGTGCCCAGGGCAAGACGGTCGCCGATCAGAACAAGATCGACCGCACCGTGGCGCCGGGCTGCGCTGTGAAGCTCTACACCCGGGCGGAATGCGATCTGCACACCAAGGCCAGCGCCGCGCGACGCGCCGAGCTGAAATCCTAGCAGGGGCAGGGACGATGCCGACATCTGGAACGAAGAGCCTGGAGATGATGATCGGCGGCCTGCTGCAAGCCACTCAGGACATGCAGCGCGACATCACCGAGATCCGGCGCGACATTAGGGACAGCGACGCGCGCGCTGCCCTGAGCTACGAGCAATCGGAACAACGCGCCGCCGCCAGCCGGGCGAAAATGTATCAGAAGACGGACGAGCTGGTAGAACGCGTGAGTGCCACCGAAAGCGCGGTCAGCAAGCTAAATGCCGATATGACCAGCGTCAAGGAAGTGACGGCTGAAGTGACACGATGGAAGCTCATGGGGCTTGGCGCTTTGGGCGTCACCGGTATGGCGGCAGCCGCACTGGCGTCGATCGTCACCGCCTATTGGGAAGATATCTGGCGCGTGCTGCGTGGTGGGTGAAATTTGCTCTCTGCTCGCTCGTCGCGTGAAGGGGACGGGTTAGGACATCGCTCTGCCAGGGGCGGTAGGAGGATTAAGGAACTGCGGGTTTACCATCGCTCTTCCGTCGATCTTCACGACAGGCTTGTCAGGTTGCCCTAGTCGAAAAGCCAAGACGTGCCGATAGACAGTTTCTCCGTTTTCATCCTTTACCCGAATGGGATAGTCGCCGATTCCTGGGAACGGGATCGAAGGAAGTTGGATCGCCGATATGAGATGGCCACCGTCTGCCAGGACTCGATCGGCCTTATAGTCGAAGTTAATACGGAGCATTTCCTTTTTGTTCGGGGCGCCAACGTGAATAGCGAACTTAAATTCGCTAGTTTTGGGACGCATGACGACCGTTACGAACCACGCTGGCAACGCTTGCGGTAGCTCCGGGATATACGACGGTCCAACGCGAACTCCCACGAATGTCTGGTTGCCCTCGCCATCTTGGGAGACGTATTCAGAAATCGTGACAGAGTCGACCTCAAAGGATGGACTGCTAGCCGGCATAAGCCAGAGCCTTGCGCACCACGATTGTCTCCGGCTGATCAGTGGGTGCCTGTAGACTAACGACAACCCCGCCGTTGGGGTGGGCGAGCCTGACCTCCATCATTTCAAGCATTACTGAGACATCGTCCTCATCGTCCTCATAGATGTCATAGTGTGGCAGACTTACGCTCTCTGCGGGTTCAACCGTGATAGTGGCGTGCCCGTCCAAAGCCTCAACGAATTCTCCAAAAGTCTTCATCGTCCAATTTGCAGGACCAGCAAGATTCCGTGAAACCCACGCAGGATCCCTGTCTAGAGCATCACAAATGTCCTTTTGTGACAGCCCCTGCGCCTTCCGCGCACGCCAGAGAGCACTGATCGCATCATAAGCGGCATCGCGAACACGCAGAAATGCGAGGCGGCGCTTGTCTTCGGTTGGGAGATCAAAGCTAAATGACATGATAGTTCCCCGATATAAATAAGGCAGGATCATTACCGCTTAGGGCTACGTGTGGCGCCAGATGCGTTTGACAAGCCGTCTTGCACTCCCACATGGCACCGGTCCAAGCTGACGATCGGTTTTTCCCCGTCCGCATCTTGGTTTTCAGAAGTGTGCCCCGCGTGCGAATGTGGGTCGCGATCAACGTGTCTTGCTCGGCGAATTGACAGAAAATACGAAACTGAGTGCTCGGCTCAGTGACGCGGAGTTCCCAAGAGTCAGGTGGTGGAGGGTCAAGGCGAGCCAGTACGGCCCCTCTGCCCGCGCCAGACATGGAAACATCTATCGGTTCTCCAGACACCCAACGCTCCATGACTCGCATGCAATCGGCGCGAGCCTTGTGGTAGTTCACTGAGGAAGTCGCATCGTTGAGTTCTTTCATGACGGCAGGTGTACAATACAAAGCCCTTAGCGACCGCCGGGGTGGCTTGGCCTCCAAGCGGTACAGGTCGCCATTCGTTACCAGGCCATTCAGATGGGTCTTAATTGACATATATGTCAATACCATGGAGCGAAATTGGTTAATAAATTCTTTGACCCAGGAATCCTATCGGTTCCTAGGTTTAGGGGAAAAGGGGTAACGGAAACCGCCACAAACCCAACATATAGAGGTTCCTAGCACATTTCGCTAAATAGCAATAGCCGACGAAATGGCGATACTCTCCCGATATGGTGGTCGGGCCGCCCCGGCTCGCTGTCATCCTCTACGGCCGGGTTAGCGCCTAGTCTCGCAACCAATCCCTCCGCCGCTCATTGACCCATGCCGGTTGATCCCAGCACTTCCTGAACCTGGCCCGCTGTTCCGCCAAGGACAGCTGGGTTTTTTGCGATGGTACATTTCGCGCCTTTGGTTTTAATAAGGCCGCACTGCCCCATTCAGTGCACGTTCGTTTTTTGCCCGCTGCCGAAAGGTAGCGGGCTTTTTTGCGTAGGGCGGAACTACGGCCCTGATCGCAGGTTTGCAGAGAGCGACAGGCTACTCCGAAGGTGCCAGTCGCCAGCGCCGCGCGGGTTGCGGCCGAGGCCCGTCACTGCTTCCTCAGTGGCGGGCTTTTCGTTTCATGCGTGGTACCGCAAAGCTATCGGGACCTTGGTCTGAGTTGACACTACCGACCGATTCGCTCGAATAATCCGGCCACGTTAGGGGCAGGGCATCACATGCTGATAACACGGCTCGCAGGAGACGGCGTCTTTGAGCCTGAAGAACTAGCCGTTCTCCGAGAAACGTTGGAACAACTCTGTTTGCTTCGCGGCATCTCCCCTCAAAGTCCTGAAGCCGAAGACATTGCTCAAGCTCTGATCGCCCATTACACGGCTGGGCTGCGCGGCGAAGAACTAATCCGCGCTCTCATTGCACATCCGACTTCCGCTCGCTCGTTGACCTGAGCTGGTTGATTCAGCTCCTGACTTGCCCGCTGCTCTCCCCAAAGGGACCGCGGGCCTTTTGTGCGTATAAGCGGAACCTCATATTCGTCCGCAGGTTTTTAGCGTGCAGCATCCCCTCCGCTGCGGCCAGGGGAATTCGCTCCTGGCCGGGCCCGCTTCTTCCGCCATTGAGGCGGGCCCCCTGGGACAGGCTCAAATGCAGGAGGCTTGAACGCGCACGTATCAGGTCGAGGATGTGGTGTCATCTGCGACAGTGCAAGAGCGCTACCGTTTAAAGCCGCCGAAGAGCAGGTTCAGAAGCCAGTCACATTTCGTCATCAGGAGGGGGATTGGATCAGGGTATCCGAGCTTACCCATGAGAAGAGGACGTTTGCTTACACCGTGCGGCAACCACGCTTGCCCTAACGGGTGAGTTCCTCAGTGCCGGGCTTTTAGCGCCAGCTTTCAGTGCTCGTTGTTTTCCTTCAGCTGGCGAAACACCTCGCACCAGAAGCGATAGTCAGCTTCGCGTCCATCGTAGCGCGCGGTCAAAGCACAATGGGCAACCGCCGTCGTTGCGTCTACTCCGTAGAGGTCCATCGCCGCCTGCAATGCGGCATCCGGTTTGACGAGGTCCGAAAGTTTCAGGACATTCCCGTGGCTTGACATGTTCACTCGTCCAGGATGAGCGCGTCGTGGTCGGGCCGCTGATGATAAGCTACTTGCCGAAGGTCTCGCATGTCCACCTTCTGGCCGCAGATTTCGCAAGCGTAGAAATTATCCTCTTCATGTGCAGGGGCGCCATCATGTCGAGTGCCAGGGATGGGCGGGCCAAGGTCGGATAACTTGGTCATCAGCGGCCTTTGAGGGCTTTGGCTTCGCGTTCCAGGGTGTCGCGGTCATTGCCGTGCTTTGCGATCAGCTCGCGGACCTGCGGGATAGACAGGCCGAACTTGCTCGCGAAGTAGCCGACCTCGTATTCCTCATCGCCGCTCACGCGGCTGCGATCCTGATAGCCAAGCTTGTTCTTGTCGTCCGTCATCGTGGTTCTCCCAAGCTGCGATCGATCGCAACGTGCGTCCCGCCCGTTTGTTTCGCCGGGCATTTCCATTTTCGGAACTATTTTAGCTAAAGCTAATTGAATCGGGCGTGGGAGTGCGAGTGCATGCAGAGTGATCCTGACCGGTTGAGGTTCATCAAGCCACAGGAGCCTATGCTCGTTCTAGAGCCACCGGTCAGCGACGATTGGCTGCACGAGATCAAATATGACGGTTTCCGCGTCCAGATCATCCGCGATTGGGCCGGCGTTCGGGCGTTCACGAAGAATGGTCACGACTGGTCGAAACGCTTCTGGCCCGTTGTCGATGCGGTGGAAAAACTGCCAGCGAAGTCCTTCATAATTGACGGCGAAATGATCGCGCCGGATCCGGACGGCCGGCCGAACTTTCATGAGATGCACTCGCGCATGGCCTGGAATGCCGAGCTGCTAGCCTTCGTCGCTTTCGACATCCTGCATAAGGATGGCAATGATCTTCGCGGCCTGCCGGCCATCGAGCGGAAGGCCATCCTGTGGGATCTCATCAAACCCGCCACCGGGATTATCCAGTACAGCCAGCATGTCGAGGGCGGCGGCGCCGACTTCTTCGCCGCTGTCGATAGGATGAACCTCGAGGGGATGGTGTCGAAGCGCCGCAACAGCCCCTATCGCAGCGGCGAATCGGATGCCTGGGTGAAGACCAAATGCTGGGATGTCGACGATCTTGACCTGATCGGCGTGAAGCGGGAGCCAGGCAAGCAGACCGAGGGGCTATTCGCGCGGAACGGCAAATATGTCGGGAAGGCCACGATCGCCATCACGCGCGCCATCAAGGAGCGCCTGTGGCAGCGCATTGAGCGCGACCGTGTGCAACAGCCGGCCGGCGTGCCCTCGTCTGTGGCAGATGGTGATGTCGAGTGGGTGAAGCCCGGCATCACAGGCCGCGTTCGTCATCTGCGCGGCGAGGCGAAGCTGCGGCACGCCTCGGTGCAG